CCGTGCTCACGGATTGTTCCAACGCATTACAGGTGAACCCATGCTCGTATTTTTACCCTGCATTCTTTGGATAAGACAGTTACCACCAGTTATCAGGTTAATTTAATTAGTCAATCTTTTATTTTTAAATTTTTCTTCTCGCGCCAATCGCGCAGCTTCAATTTTTTTATTTGCACTGTCCATATTTGGGTCAGGGTCGCGCGGCAGTGTTATTTCGTCTCATATTTATTTACTTTTTATTTGGCGTTATTTGGCGGAATTAGAATAAAATTTGGCCTATTATTTAATTATTTTGCGCATTTATGGCGCATTTCGCGGAATTGGATTAAAAGCCTTATTTGCAGATACTTACGGTTGCAATGTAATATTATCCAACCACAACTGCGGAAGCCCCATCGGCCCATCAATCTCAATCCACAACTCAACCGAACTACCATCAGTGAAAGTAATTTTCCACATATTAATGGCGTTGGTGTCAATTGACTTAATTGTCTTTCCTTCTATCGCCCATGTGTTTTTAGTCATAAAAATAATATATCAAATTAATAAAACAAAGTCAAGAAATATTAGTCATCATCGCTCCATTGCTTCCCATGGCGGAAACCTTCGTAATAGCCTTCAATAAAAGCAACCGTAAGTAATTTCGCGACTTCATCACCGTAATCCGCTCTGTTATAAGATTTTACTATTTCATCAGGGTTATTAGGATGAATAACAACGTATTTATTACCGATGATTTTGAATTTCATATTATTTTTATTTATCCCTTGGTGTGATAATCGCCGTGAACATTGATATAAGACCATTGATACCAAATAAAATAGCCGTAATATCCCATTTTAAAACAGTCAATTGACACGCCAAAATAAAGGAAAGTAAGGCGATAATAGTATAGTATTGGTGAGATTTCATGTTATTACCAGTATTTAGCCAGAAAATGGAGTCCAACGTATATCATACAACCACCGAGAATGCATCCAAATACCAAAGAAATTGCCATCATTAATTCAATTATTGTATAAGCTTTATTTTTCATGTTATTTTTTTGATTTTTTGTTTTCATCTGCGCCAACCTTATCACAGGGAACAACAGATAGCAAGGATTATTTGGATTTATTTTTAATTCAAACAGGTGTTTTAATTTTATTATTATTTAATTAAATATATTTTGCATACGGCCAGAAAAAATTTTAAAACAAATTAAAACCATCTTATTTATATCTCTGTTGTCTCTCTCTATATGAACATCTACAAAAATATCCACAAATTACAACACACAATTAAATATAAATCATTCAAAATCAACCACTTAAGTCTCTTTTTTTAATCTACGTTTTTACCTGTGTCTACCACGTTGTTATTCATCATAAATCAAAGCCTCTTAAATCGAAGAATAGAGCGTTTTTAGGCTATCTAGCGGGTATATTGGCAACAGTGTTATAATCTATGTCGTAAGCAGTGTTTTTGTGCCTTGGGAATATACCCCAAGACGCGGTTTGATTTCTTTTGAGTTATCTAGGAACCAAATTACCTACTGAAAATTTAGGTAATTTACTCATTTAATTATATTTTGGGTGTCTGCTGGCACAGATTTGGTTGCCCATACCATCAGAAAAGTAGTTTTCAAAACCCATTGATTCCCATCTATCCATACAAGTCATCCTTACTTGTAACTGTCCCTTATGCAAACGAGCACGATTGTAACGATGGCCATTGGTATAAAATCCCGCTTGCTGGCTATTTAATTCCCGCACTAAACGCCGCAAGACGGTAGGATGATTGGGTTCTAGGAGTTTCATGAAAATACAATAGCAAATTATTAATTAAAAGTCAAGTCCAAGAATGAATTTTTGCCAACATTTCGGGGATATGATTCTTCAAAGTCAACAATAAAAATCATCCCACCGCTAAATAAGTTTTATGAAAGTTATAATCATCCATAACCCCTTTATCCCCACTTGGATGTGTAATAATCCAATCACCTTTATAGACCTCAAGAGCGTTGAAAAATGCTAATTGAGGATATTTCGGATGTTGTTCTAATCCCTTAATTTTATGCGGCCAGCCCTTCCATTGAACGGCGGTCACGGATTTTTGTCGAAGAATATATTTCATGATTAACAAGCCATTGCTGTGTCAATTCCGGCGATATTACCGTTGACTACCACGAATTTGTTATTGGGGATGTTATTATCCACCCATTGCATCAACTGGTTTTCATTATCGAACTGCTTAACGTGCAAGTCGTTAGAGTCGTCTTGGTAAATTAGGACAAATGGTTTATTCATATACAAACATTTTCAGGATGTCTTCCAAAATTGAGTTTTTAGTAGGACGACCATCTATATCTTCTCCACCCGTAAGATATCTGTCGAACTGTCCGCCTTCATTATACCAAGCCGCGAATTTCTGCCTCTCTAAGACGGTGAGGATTTTTTCGGCTAATTGTTTTTGTTGTGCTGTCATATTTAAAGAGTATCAATAATTAAATTAAAAGTCAATCAAATTTTCGTAAATTTAAAATAGACTACTCCCTTGTGAGTCTTTAAAAAATCATGAATTAATGTATCTAATTCGTCAGTAAAAAAGACGTTATGGTAACTAATAATCCCTTCAATCCACCAATACCAAACCTCCTCAAGATAGGATAGACCGCACTTAGTAAACCCTTCTTCCTCATTTCTAATGACTTCCAAAGTATAATTGGCGAATTCATCTTTTACACCAAGTTTTCTAAGAGTATACTTGCAAAAATGAATATTACAATATTCTGCCGCTACCCACCGATGCCAGAGAGGATTAAATTTGAGAGTTAGAGTTAATTTATTCATGTGAGTACCTTATCAGCAACAAACAACAAAGTCAATTGGAGTGGTAGTTTTTTTAATCATATATTCACCTTTTATGATTGAAACCAAAGAACCAGCAAATGTAAAACAACAGCAAATATCACAGCAATAGCAAATACTATAATAACAGTAGCCATATATCAGTTTTTAAAGTACCTCTCTGCGCGTTCCTTCATCGAAGACAAGACTGGAACGACATCTTGCGGGATTTTCTTTTTACAAATATGAGTTTGTAATGTCCTACCGAGAGCAATGGACAAACCCATCTCCTTGTCAAATTTGTCTCCAGATTTTCGGTTTACAAAACTCCAGCCAATGCGATAACGGTCTTGGGGGTCTTTAACGGCAATTACCACACCACGCAGTTGACCGCGCCGTTTACCGCGAGTTTCTTTTACGTATTGAATTAGAGGATTATTATTCATATTGCAAATATATCAGGGATGGATTGAAAAGTCAAGAAAGAAACTCAACTTCACAACCGCCGTTCATTTCAGCCAGCGCCCATTCAATTTCGTAATCACTAGGGGTAAATCCATAATGGTTTGTGGCCAAATTCTTTATGAGATTAAAACAGTAATCGCGATTACCTTTACCCATGCGCCACATGGTCTTAACGAATCCGCCCTCGAAATCATTTCGGAAAACATTTGTCTTGATTTTATAGACGTTTTTAAGATGTTAAGTGTCGTTATTCATTTTTTTATTGATTTTTAGTCTGCCACAGGGGAATCCATTGTTTAGATTCGACCAACTGGAATTTTTCCTTACAGTGATAACATTCCATTATGTCACCAATTTTAATTTCTTTATTAGGGAGATTTTTCCAGCTTTCAACGCAACAGCGAAAGACGCCAGCGGTAGTAATTGTTGTATCGTTAAGTTTCATACTTGCGCCAGCCGCGTCCATTCATCCATCACAAATTGAAGTTCCTTAAATGTAAGACTTGAATTTGTTTCACCCAATGTCAAAACAGGTTCAAACCCTGTTCCGTTATGCTCATTTGCAACGTAGCCAATTTTCCATGCACCACTGTTAATTTCCAGACACTGGCCACGAGCATTCCATTCACAATTAATATTATTCATATAAAAGATAATATCAAAGCCGGTCATTAAAGTCAAGAATTATGTTTTAAATATTCACCACACTTAGTAATGTGATATTGTGCGATTGCAAGCCAACGTTTTACCAAATCTGGATGATTGCTAACTAGCTTCTTAAAGTCCTGACTGTAAACATTTAGTTGGCTAACACTATTACCGCTATGAAGATAAATGGTGTCATCGTCAGCATGGCGCGAGGGTTGAACCTTAATATAGTTAGAATAGCTTCCAATTGGTACAGAGACTTCTTTTCTCTCGTATTGTGCCCCATAAATACCCTTTAAGATTGCCTCGCCAAATGCCTTGGGGTCTTTTTCAAACTCGCCCATGGCATCATTGTGAATTGTGATTGTAGTTAAGAATCCCATGTGTTATTAATATATAAAATTAAAACAAAGAAGTCAACAATTATTCCGGTAAATAACTCCAACCCCATTTTAGGTGATGCTCTTTAAGTTCTTCTTTTGTGTTGTGAAGTGTCGAAATGATACAAGTCATTCCACCAGCGGAGGGTTCAAAACACTCTTTCCAACTGGGATATGCACGTTCAAGGTCATGCAATTGACCACGCAACTCTACCAACCCCCAACGAATTTCCTCAATCAAAATCGATGGCGGCTTGGTTAAGTCTGTCTTATAAATTGGTTTATGAGTAAGGTTAGGAGACATAATTTTATTTTAATTGGTTATAAGCTTCCCGCGCAATGTCGTTGCAAAACGCCCTAAATTTACTATTATGTTCCTGATACCAAGGTTTATTGAACATCGAGTTGTACCAATCCCACTGCCAGCCCTGATTGAAATTCAAACAAACACCTAAGATAACCGACTCAGGCAGGTGACTCGTTACCAGCACAAACTTATCTTCGGGATTGACTTTTGCCCACAACTTGGTATTTGGGTGGTCGAGAATAGCTTGCAGACCAGCTTTCTTGAATCCGGCTTCCAGTGTTTCAACTTGCGTTTTCATATCACTACTATATCACAAGACGCGGATTAGTCAAGACTTTTTCGCTGCCTTATACTTATCTACAAGTTTAATCAGGGTTTCAATCCTAAATGTCTGACATCCAACAACTACATCACCCGTCTTGGTATTAACAACCGCGCTGTACCTATCATTAAGTACTTGGGTAAAATACATTTCGTTAAATGTTATGATGTGTTGGAGAAATTGTTCAAAACTAACCAAACCATCTACTATATTATCTATGCTACCACGAGATTGAATTCCATTATCATCCAAAAGCAAATATTTGTTATCACCTTCGCTTGGATATTCATTAACGGCGTCTTCAATTTTATCAAGCAACTGCCAATTACCGCCAGAAAAATATACCTTGACTCCCGCGCCCTTGGCAAGAGTGAAGATGATTTTGCGCTGTTCTGGTGTGGCGATTGTTTTAAGTGTGTAGTCCATAAGTTTTAATAATTATTATTCAGCCAACCATTCAGCCAGTTCGCGGATATTTTCAAAAACAAAAATCTCGCAACGTTCATCGTTCAATACATATTTTAAAATCTCTTCCGCCGTTTCACCCGAACACCAGTGGTAAGTTCCATCACAAAATGCCACTTTAATATTGATGCCACTATTTACAATAGGAGACAAAATATATTTCTTTCCAATTGTCTTTGTCTGCATGCCTACTAGAGACCAGTTTTTAATTTCGGGTAATTGGATGGTGGTTAGTTGGGGTGATTCTTTAATTAGTTGTTTCATATAAGATGATAATAGCAGATAGATTAATAAATGTCAATTAGAAATTTCCAAATAGATAAGATTCCCATCTTTCCACGTCTTGAATTGCGCCCCCTGACCTTGAAGCGCGGTAATGAGTTTGGCCAGCCAGACGTTTTGTTCGGTTGAGTTGATATTGAATTCCATTGGCTCGTTTTTATTCATGGGAAGATAATAGCAGAATAATTAATGATTGTCAACTCTTTCCCATCAAAGTTATCGGTTTTCCGGTGCTGGTATTAAGTTCCACCGAGCAAACTCCTAGTCCTAATTTTTTTATATTCAAACCCCATACTTTACCGCCAACAATGGCAGTTTGATTGTTTAGCAACAAAGCTTTAGCAATTGTCGTTGGGACGCGAATCTTTTCTCCAACAACCAACTTGTTGATTTCGTTTAAAGTATTTTTATATTGATTATGTAGGGCATTAGTCATATTTAAGATATTATCAGCAATTAAATAAAAAGTCAACTAAATACTAACAAGTGTTTCACGCATCCAAGCCATATTAATGGATTTTTTGACTCTAGCATCATCATTAGCCAACGGCAAAAGTTTCTTCGCTGGCACGGAAAATAAATAACTGCCATCCATAATAGTATCTCTGTCGATTCCAAGTCTTTGTTTAACCCAGTTAAGTGTACCCTCAATACAATTTCCGGCACACCTAGAATCCTGCAAATTTACACGAGTAGAATTAATTTCCCGCTCAAAAATTTTCTGGTGATATTGTTTTTCCAATTCCAATTTACGGGCATTTTTTTGTTTCTCCCAATTTTCCCGCAAATTAAATAGCATTCCCTTAACACCATTGAATAATACATCGTCAGAATTAAAATAAAAATTCTTTTTTGGATTAGATTTGCTTTGCAAAGAGACGCCCAAATTGTCAGCCGCAAAGATAAAACCTTTGGGCGCAATTAAATGAAAATTTTCGACACCAATTTTGCCGACCAAAGCCGAACCATTATCAATAATCTCACCAAAGCTTTGGCAATAAGGAGAATATTCATATTTCGTGTATTGGCAACGACTTGAATATCTGCCACAATTATGGGTAAAATATCCTCCAATTGGTTTTATGGCATCATCTAAAGCCGCAGTTGGATTACGCCAATTTTTGATTCGAGGATAATTTTCTTGGCAAATTTCAAGAGTACGGTTTTTAATTTTTTGTCCTAATGGAATGCGGTATTTAAAATTCATATGCAAAATATATCAGAGTATAATTAAAAAGTCAACTAAATATTTCAATCAGCATCTGCAATCAGGTGTTTTCTAAGGTTGATTTGCATCAGGCCAGACGGACGTTTGTCCACACTTTCTACTTGGTTAGGATGAAAACCAATACCCATTGTGCCGTGTCCAGAAGAACTTTCTCCCACGCGCAAATAAAATCGGTTATCATCATCTTCGGGAGCTTCCAACTGACCGTAGAAAGAGAAATGGATTCCATTGCTATCCGCGCAATCATCACCCGCGCGGACTTCAATGTATTGACCAACCAGAGGGGTTAATTTGTTTTTCATATGAAGACTATAGCAGAATTAAAGGTAAAGTCAAGGCTTTACTCTCTTGCACCCATATTCTTCTTTGATTTGATGATATCGTTCATGAGTAATACAATAAGCAGGTAAATCCACAAAACGCAATACACCAAGTCCCGCTTCATTCCGAACTAGATTCCAGATAAATAGCGTATTTAAATTCGCGCCAATATCTTGATTGGTACGGAAGTAGTTATCCTCCACGTGCTTAATGAAATCGGGGTCTATGTTGCTATTTGTTGTAATCATACATTTGTCTGGTTTTTATACCAAGTGGTTCCTTCCAACCAAGGTTTTGTCATTTCGACTAATTCGCTACGCTTAAACAGCCCAAATGATTCTTGCGTAGTTGAATCAATTACCGAAGTCATTGCGAAACCCAATTTAGAACCATGGTCTTTCTGCTTGTTCGCGAACTCTTCCACGCCAGCAATCGCCGCTTTAATTACTTGATGAAAGAATTGCGGGTCTTTTTTGCATTGACTAGCGACCAGAGATAGAATGATTTTTTCGTCCATATATTAATACCCTAACAGACTAATGCAAATGAGTCAAGTAAATTATCAAAGGGATTCTCCCGCTGCGTCTTCGGCAATAGCTTCAATTTCCCTTTCCAATTCAGTAATGCGCGTAAGTAGTTCGTTCAAAGCCCGTTCTTTTGCCTTGATACCAAGACCATCATGAGTTAGCAGGACTAATTTGATGTATTCAATGTCCATAAGTCAACCTAAAAGATTTGGTTTTCCACGACTCCAATAAAAATTAGGCAAATATTTAAAATTAAACCACGCATTTAAATAACAGCCAAACAGAAAGAAAGTAAGTCTGGTATTGTAAAATGGATAGTTCTTGGGATTCTCTTTGTGAATACCGATATAGGATACGCCTTCATGTTCAGCCCAAAAATAGGTTAGTTTCATTACTTAATGCGAGTTTGGATTACTTGAAACTGGTGAATTTCGACGGAGTTTTTCCAATCAGGCCCAAAATAATCTTCCATTGCTTTGATTAAGTCTCGTTCGCTGTCAAAGTCGAAGACATAATCCTTGCCATCCCAAAATGGCTGATAGCGTGGAACAGAAAGACTTTTACACCATGCGCGATGCATAACGTATCCAGTTGATTGGTTGATTTCCATATATTAGTACTTTATCAGAAGGATTAAGTTTTGTCAAGTTTTTCTTTTTTTTCTTTCATCATTTAAAGTTGGTTTTTGTCAATGTGTCAAAGCACCAGTATTTAGCCCCTACTGGACGCGGCCCCAAGTATATTATGCGTCACGCTTCCATCTACTCACTAAATACGACCCATAACCAACAAAAGTACTCTAATAGAAAATTAACCAAAAGTCAAATAAAAAATTTAAAATGTCAGTGATGTTCAGGTCGCTCGCTTAGGTTTCTCATGTCAGTTACAAATGCGCTTCGCGCTCACCTAATGCCTACCCCTAACACGCCCTCAATGCATCACCAACAAAAATTAACATTGAAACGTTCACCGACTCGGCCAACCCTACGCTGTAAAGACGCTCGATTCGTCGCTTTTAACCGTTTCAATAAAACAACATTATCAGAATCATCGCAGCTTGTCAACTATTTTTTAAAAAAGATTTTTGAATTTCCAACAAACAATTAAATGGTTTAACTGGTTTATTCATATCAAAACGTCTAATAAAACGCCTAGCAGAACGAGGAAGTTCAAATACTCTTCCAGAATTCATAAAATTTACTTTCCCAACAAGGGTAACTACGGTCTCAGGAATAACTACATCTTTAATTGCCAAGGCAATAGGACACCTAGCAAAATCACCACGTTTACCTAATTTAATGTGTTTTTTCTGGACTTTAATGATTACTTTATTCATATTATTTATAAAATTTCGTGTGTCCTATCACCAAAAACGGCTTAAGATGTAATACTTTGGTAAAATACCAATTGTCTATATCTCCCCCGAAGTAACGACATCCGTGAGTTATGTTGGATGTTCTAGATTCATTCCACGCCCTATTAACCCGCTCGTAAATCCTACTACTTTCATACCTATGAGCGTTGGCACCATACACACCTTGTAAACTTCCACGCTTCCTAATTACTTCACAAATAGCTACTTGAGCAAGATATGGTTCGCCGGAACTTTCTTCAACTACTGCATGAATGATGGTAGCAGTATCCGGCAATTTTGCCTCACATTTACTAAATAAACTACACACTAGTACTATCAATACTATAACTCTCATATTTATAGTATTGTATTCTCTTTTTAGGAGAAAGTCAATGCTTAAATGCTTTTTCCCTAATTGTATTAATGGCGTTAGTTAGTTCATCAAAATTCAGCAACGGTATTTTCTGACAACCCACTGTGATAAAATCATTACCTTGCTTGTAGTTAGCTGAATATTCTTCATTTAAAGGAATATTAACTTCGAGTAAAATTGGCCCAGAATGAAGATTACTTACGAATTCATAAAAAGAAACAGAATTTCGGTTATTATTATCTTTGGTAAAACAATTCCATTCATCTTCATAATAAAAGCCAACTTTTGGATATCTTATGTTTGGATTATCAATTGAAACTCCTCCGACTATTTTTTCTCCAGCCGCAATCAAGATATTAAGTACTGCCGATTTTTCTTGTTGCGTGGTGCATTCGATGAAGTAATTTTCACGGATTTTATTTAGGTATTTTTTATTCATATTTTTAGATTATTAGATTGCGCGTTAAATATCAAGACTTAATTGAATCAATCTCATTCAAGAATTTTCGGACAATAGCAAGAGGGATGGTTTGACATCCTACTGTAATATGTTCGTTGCCTTCAATATATTTCGCGGAATATTCGCTGTTAAGTTCAATTTCAACAACTTTTTTGACCTTTGGGACATGCACATCAATCATAAAGTCCCTAAATGAAATAACTTTGTCATTTAGCTTATCACGAAAAGCAGACCATTGAAAAATACCATCGTACTTAACGTAAGGATATTCTATAGTATCGTTATTTACATCTAGTAGTAAAACTGAACAGTTTTCTCCCGCTTCCTTAAGGATGGTTGCAATCGCACATTTTTCCCAATTGTCGGTAGTTTGGATAGCCCTATTTTCTTTCTTAATTTGTTGGATGTAGTCTTTATTCATAAGTTGATAGTATATTAATTCTCGTTAGATTTCAAGTGTTAATTTTATTAATTTCCATTATAAGATTTAAAAGAGTAAAAACGGGTATCTTTTGGCATCCCACAGTGATTTCAGAGTCGCCCTTATTGTAAATGGCGGTGTAGTCCTTGTTGAGTTTATATTCCAACATCTTTTTATTGGGGTTAAATAAGTTAGTAATAAATTCCGTAAAATTAATCACAGGATTGCCCTTCTTACTAAAACCCCACTCCATCATTCCCGCAAAAACTTCGCCATTAAAATAAACGATTGGATATTCAATGTCTCCCTTTTGAGTTTCCGTCCCAACCTTTTCATTTAAACTTATTAGAATTCCAACAAGAGTCAATTTTTCTTCGTGAGTGGCGCACTTGATGCCAGTTTTAGATGATTTAATTGATTCGAGATATGCTTTATTCATAAATGTAGATTATAGTATTTTGCTACGATTGTCAAGACAAATGAGTAATTTCCAAAGGATATTCGTTTTCAAATACTTCCCCCGCCATTCGTGGCCATCCCTGAAAGATAAAAACTGCATCTTGTCCGTAACTAGAACCCATGACGGTTTTGATATCTGGCGCGGTAAGGCGTTTAATCTTGGTAATAGAGTGCCAATGACTTCCACGTTGGAAATGGTCGTTATAGATGACAGTGAATTTATTCATGCGATTAATCTATCAGAATATTTGTTACTTGTCAATAGAAAATTAAAAATTGTATTCAAGCATCCTATTTAAAATGCCCACATCTTCAATCCTAGCTTCTAGTCTTAAAGAGACGCTATTTCCCCAGACTGACCAGATACCATTTGTTTGCGAACATAAACCCGCAGATAATACCTTTTTGCCGTTGGCTATTTTGTTGTGTTCTATAAATGGCGAAAACACAATAGGAACTTCCAAATCCTTTTCAAGGACGACAATGTATTTAGCTTTTTTCATATCCCTATATTATCCTGTTTGCCAAGAATGTCAAGACTTTCTTTTAACTGATTTTCCACCCGCGCATACAATTCGTCGTTCGCGCCCTTTAAACCCTTCATAACCACAGTCTTTTCGCGCAGATAGACGCGAGCGAAGTTGGGGTCATGTTCGACGATAGATTTCGTATTGGAAAAAAGGTCTGCCATTTTGATTAGCTTACTCTCGTTTGAAATCGTAGCAATCCTAGCCGCTTCCTGCGCCTTACGCCATGCGCGGTTTTGATTAGGAAAAATTTCTGATGTATAAAAGTCAGTTAGTTCTTCAACAAACTCGGTAACACGGCCACCAAATCTTTCGTAAATGTCTAATACTAAGACCTTTGTATCTTCAAGCAGGTCATGATGAATCGCCGCTATAATTACGTCTTCATCGTCCGTATATTCAGAAACGATTTCTGCGACTTCGAGAGGGTGAAAAATATAAGATTCGCCAGTATACTTTCTTACTTGTCCAGCGTGAGCTAGTCTAGCGAAATCTTTGGCTTCAATCAGTCTGTTGCTCCAATTAATCATGTTTTTAATTTATCAGAATAGTCGTCTTTTGTCAAGGGGGATTAACACAAATGTTTCCAAACCTGTCTCTCAACAAATTCCCGTTGTTCGTTAAGCCAGTCTAATTCTTCTTGAGACAACTGCCTGAGATTCTTGCCGTTGAGCTAATCCCCGATAAAATTTAACAAATTGGCTCACTCAACCACCTAAACAATTCCTTCTCAGTTTCAAAAACAAACGCCTTTCGTGTATCGGAATCTTCACCAATCCACCTCATAACTTCTTTCATTGAGAGTCTATGCATCCAGCTATTACAATGACTTACGCCACTAGACGCCACCATCACATTATAAATGTCAAGACCGTATTCCATGCACTGTACCCACCCCTTATCATTGTAAATAATGACACCGACAATACTATCGTATTTGACTTGTTTAGGTTCGATGAACCCTTGGGGGGATTTGTTAAATATTACTTGTTTCATATATAAAAAGATTAACAGAATTATCGGTTATTGTCAAGAGTTCTCAGAAAAAATCTTTTCGTCCGGTCGAACACCTTCAATGCTTCCGAAAGAGTATTCGAAAATACTATTATTTACACTACGAAAACTCTCTTTTTCAATAGCCTCATAGTCGGCGTTCGCAAGTGCAATAGCTTCGTTCTTGAAACCATCTTTCTTACCTTTAAACTTGGCGGGGACAGTATCCCACAACTCCATAATACGGAGAGTAAATAGATACTTCTTCAACTGTTTTAGGGTAGACCAACATACAACAATATTATCCCCAACATAGGGAGGATTTTCCCCACTTAATAGTGATGTAGCACCCCAATTACCCATACTAACCCATTGATTATAAGCATCTTCCGGCGTATTCCCCTCAAGAAAAACTTTTATGCTGGAACCGAAGTTTTGGAAACTAATTTTACAATTTTTATTCATGTGATTACTTTATCAGATACGGAGTTAGAAGTCAACTAAATTTTACTACAATGTTAGATTTCAAACACTAATCTGATGGAAGTTAATACAAATTTTTCGTGGCTCAATAGCTATAATATTATTATCAAGCAACATGTCACACAATCTCGTATCAGGAATTTCATAAGATAAATCAAATACTAGCGCCTTACAATATTCTCCATGACCACTTTTGGAAATCAAAATTCCAAATAAATAGCCACCATTAGTTGAACCATTTTCGGAACAGAACTGAAACCATTTTCCCTCACCGAGATGCGCCAATTTTTGTTCATAATTATTCGTTGTTGTCGTTACATAGGCACGGAATCCCTTCAAAGAGATGTTTTTGATGCATCATTGAGACATTAGCCTTACTTGGCTTAGGAAATGGAGACCGTTTTGAAACATGGATATACTTAGTTTTAACGATACGACGAGCCTGAAAACTTCCCTTGGAAGAATTGTGGTATCCCTTACTCGGTACCTCCACACTAACCGAACCTTCCTTACTGAGAATTTTCCGCAACCGTGTTTGATTTTTGTTCATTTTGTTTTTTTTTTTTGTTTTATTGTTAACCGATATACAGACTCTACCAGAACAGGAACAGATTGTCAATACTTATTTTGAGAACTGGCGTAACCCACAGGAATTCACTTACTTGTGAGGCGTATTAATGAGCCACGAAGGAACATAAACCATGGGCCGGAATCCCTTTTTACGCCAGTCAAATTAGACCGTCAAAATCTTTCCCCCGACAATTTTAGACTTCAAGAATTTCTTGAAAGTGTGAGCGTCGTCATTATCGAAACCACAAATATATTCTGATTTTTCTTCTGTTACGTCTAAGTTTCTCCAAGTTGGGCGAGAACCGTCCGACTTGTCATAAACAAATTCTACCGTCTTGATAATAGCGACGGGGAAAACATCCTTGTCACGTACTTGGATAAGAGACAAATAACCATCATTCCCAATAAAATTATTAATTTCTTGTAGGCTTGTTTTCTTTTTAAGATTAGTATTGACTAGTTCGATAATATCATGCGGACAACTCTCGCCAACCCACGCGGTAAAGATTTCGAATTCCCGCACAGAAAGGTCGAGTACTACTGAGTGGGGCTGGCCGTTTGTTTTGTTTACTTTAATTTTCATATGTTTATATTAGTTGATTTTGCGTTGAAAGTCAAGATTTTTATTCAATTTTACTCAAATTTGTAATTTTCATATTAATGATTGCCAAAAAGTCCCGCTTCAAAATAGATATAAAAAAGGAAAGCGAATATAAAAATCGTACATACCACACCCGCAAAACCCTGTGCTTGTGGTTCGACCTTGTCTCTGCCGTAAATATCTCTGTGTAAAGTAAGGAAGAAATTAATTACAAGTAAGGATGCAATAAAAATTTGATAGTCGTTCATGTTTTTATTTATTATTTCAGTTGAAAAACCAACTAAATGTGTGTTTAATAATCGTTAATGTAACTTCATGACAGACTAACCATTTAGCCCACGCAAGTGGACAAAAAAGGAAATCTACAATTGCCCATCCTATTGAACCATGGATGGTATAACCAATCATAGCGGTCAACACACAGAAAATGGTATAAAGAAGACCATTACCACCTACCCTAACTGATACTTTGTTTTTGCTCATATGTTTTGTTGTTTTAATCGTGTCTTTATCTTAAATTATTATTCGACTAAAGTCAAGGAATTTCTTGAATTATCGCATATAAATGTTCCGGCGCGGGATTGAAGTATTTGTAAAGTGCAGGACAAAGCCAGCCCACTATAGCCAACTGCTTGCATTCGTACCAATTACCGCCGCCTTCATCATTAATCCATTCCAAATGTAGGTCATAGGATGGCAACAATGTGGGAGAAACCAACAAAGCAATACCTTTGTCTGTATTTTTGATTTTCTTTTTTTCCACCACGGAATTAATCATTTCTGGAATACCACACACAAATGGTTCTGCAACCAAACCAACATTTGGGTCGTCAAAAACCCAAGTACCGTGCTTAAGATATGGTTTTAGAGCAATAATGGAATTCATGAAAAAAGAGACAATTTTGTAAATAGGGTCATTGTGAACCTGTAATGAGTTTAATTAAGAACACTACTACCGTAACCTTCCTCATGGCGAGGATACTTAAAGGTATCAAAATTATTAAGGAAATAATCGGGATTTTCGTACCGAGATTGGGTGTTTTGATTCACTGTATCAGTAAACCACTTAAAAAGTTGGGATTCGTGTTCGACATCATTAGAGATGATGTCACGCTCGCTATTTGAGAGCAAATCCCAAAATTTCTCAAACATTCTCTTTTGAATTGTCTGATAGTGTGTCATATTACAATTCGGTTACAACAACCTTGTTCGCCGCCGCCGCCGTTTCCTCTGGCACCGTTGCGATGACAGGAACTTCGGTTAGGTTACTAACGCGGTCAGTAACTAGGTTTGTCGCGCCCAATGACTCAAGTTGCTTGCGTGAAAACAAGAACTTAAATGTTGGGTTGTTGTTGATTTTGGCTGCGTCTGCCAGCGTCAATGCTGAGTAAGAGAAGCTGCCTTTTGTCCTGCCTTGATGATGTGTTTTATTTTTCATATAATACTAATTTATCAGAGTCTTCTATTTAAGTCAAGTTATTTTTATTTATTTTTATTCCAAAATCCATTTAGCCATTTCAAGGCCGGAATCAAAGATTCGCGCAAGTAGCGGGAATGTGGGTTTTTTTTGCTTAATGACGGGAATATTACTTTGTGTTTTAATCATATTATTCAGCAGTTAAAGTTACACTAGTTCCAGCGGGTAGGATTTCCCATGTTTTTGTGTCAGTTACGTCCACCCAGTCATCGGAATAATGCCCAATTTTATAAGACTTAGAATTAAAAACAACTGTTCCAGTATTTTTGTTAATGAACAAAACCACACTTTCATAGTGTTTGGAGTTAGCCAATAATGGAAAAATCGGGTATTTGGCTTTTGTTGTTTTTTTAAGTGTTGTTTTAATCATAAAATTATACAGTTACTTCAATGTGTGAATTACTCATAACACGGAACATTTCATTTGCTCCACTCTGGTCGCCTTTTGGAAAGTCAGTCAGACGACCGTCGGCATGTAAAACGAGATTGGTCTGGTCAGGACGCACGATTAAATACTTATAATAACGCTTGGGCGCACCCAACCTTTCATAAATCCCCTCGCTAGATAGAGCTTCATAAAAGGATACTGTGGCTTTTTGCGGTGATTCTGTGATTTTGAATTTCATTATTTTTTTTATTTGTTAATTACGATAATTAGAGATTATCGGATATGTCACATAAAGTCAAGGAGTTTTTATTACTTTATCCAATAGATTACTTTATCGTTAAACATTGTGAATTTGACCTCTTTTGCGCCCTTGGCAATGTAATCGCGCTTGATTTCGGCTAAAATTGTCCTATCCTTAGTATCGCCAGCCTGAGTAAAACCCTAAGCGAGCATTTTATAGGGTGGGATGTATTCGATTGTGGGTGATTTAAATGTGTTAAATTTGGCTTTCGAGGCAACCAACTTATCAATAAAGACTTTTAAATTAATGGGTTCATCTTCCCAATATGCCTCTTCTTCATCTTCGCCGAAAGCGGTAATTGTGAAATTTTCTGACGGCTGAAAAACCAAAAGCTCGCCCCAATGAGTTTTGCATAGTAAAGATTGGTAGTGTTTACCTACCTGTTTACCGTTTAAGTCTTCTATGCGATATTGTACTACGTTAGCACTTGTCATATTTTTACTATGGCAGACTATGCCATAAAAGTCAAGAAATTAATTCAAGTTCCCTTAAATACTGAATCCCTTGTCCAGTAATAACTCTCCCTTTACCTTGTTGTGTTTCAATGAGTGAATGTTCCATAAGAATCATTTCATAGTCTTGTTGTAATGCAGTTTTAGACAGGCCAGTTTTTGATACTAAGCTATTTAATGATGAACCATTTGGATGACCTTGAAGGATTTTTAGAATATCTATTTCTTGACGCCGAAGCCCCAATGGATGGATAGAAAGAATGTTTTTAAGGTCTTCCCATTGAGCTTTACCAAAGGTTCCTGTATTATTAAGATAGGTTTTAATTTCCGCTGCCATATCTACCGCTTGACGGGCATTTTGCCTGACAGTCGAAGCGATTTCTAATAGAACGTCTTCAATATAAGAGATTTTGGGAGAAGCTTTTTTAATAATATTAGCCAAATCCTCTAGTGAATAGGACTCCAAATCGATACGTTTTAAACGGTCTTTAAGGGGAACAGAAACCTTTTCAACATTGGTTGTGGCAAATAAAAAAGTATTGAGTTTAAAGCAAATATCAATAGAAAAATCATCGACTACTAGAGAATTGCGATTTTCAGTATTGGGATTCAATAGAGAAAGCAAATTAAACTCAACATCTGATGCTAATTCAGAGCATTCATCAATGAAGCATGTCGATGGTTTTCCCACGCAATGAGGAATGAGTACTGAATTCATAAACCAACGGAAGTTCTTAATGTTGGCGGCATTAATATAAATCCAGCTTTTCTTTTTGAAATCTCCATTTTCTTTTTTTAAGGGCACTCCGTGTTCGTCATACTCAATAAGATTCCTGCCTACTTCAGTAGCGATGTGACTCTTGCCAATTCCTTTCGCACCAGAAAACAAAAGGTTGGGCATAATTTTAGTTTGGTAGTACGAACGTAAATAAAAATCGAGACGGCGCTTGGCTTCATTTTGGCCAACAACAGAATCGAACATTGGAGTATTAGTCATATTTAAACTCTAACAGAGATTATCCGCGAAGTCAAGTCTTATCCGCCGCGATGTTTCCAGAATTTGTCCACCAAAACTTCATAGGCGTCTTTTTTATTATTCGCTACGCCGTAGGGGTTTTCGAGAGAATGACAAATAGCAAAGTCATTTTCGGGGCACATCAATTTAACACTACCACCATTTAGTTCCTCAGACACAAGTGGAGTCTGGCAGAAGGGACATGTAAATTCGGTTTCCTCTTTAAGAGAACGTACTTCTACCTTTTCCTGCTTAATTTCAGTAATGGGGACGGTTTCAAACACTTGTTTGATTTCTGATTTTTCTTCAATAATAGGCGCTACTTCTGCTTTTGGGGTAACAATTGGATTTGCGCCGGAATACACCGAGTAAAGTACTGTCGGTTTCCCGCGTCCACCCGCCGAACGCTTTCCAGTTGGCACAATCTTACCTTCATCGCGCAGAGCCTTAAATTCGGGATAGACCTGTAGAGGCGTTTTACCGTTTAGGGCGGCGAATTCGGCTTGGCTAAATTGACTATCAGGGAACTTAAGTGTTTCATTCATAGGAATTTTGTTTTAGGACTTTCTTTATTGGTTTCAAATCTACCATTACCGCTCTAAATGCCGTATCAGGATGGACACAACCATCAATTATACCTTGTAAAACATTAGACATTTTGTATTTTGTTTCACTAGTAAATCGAAATTTTCTTTAGTAAAAGGAATTGAATTCATATTAGAAATATACCAGAGATATAATTAAAAGTCAATATCTATTTATTATTTTTATATTTGGGTATATGCAATTCTTTAAATGTATCCATAGTTTTTAAAAGATGAGTTATTTTATTAGTATCTCCCATGGAATTCATTAAATAATCTTCGGCGGCTTCTGCCATGACCGAACCAGCCTGAAAAAGTTCCGAATACATTTGCTGACATGCGGCTAATTTCAATTTTAAGCCAATAATTTCGTTAGGTAAAGGATTTTGTTTCATGAAATATTCCTAAAAAACAATTTCGTCCTATCTCGCCACATTCCATCTTCAAATTCGGCATCATAATCTATCGTAAATTCGACACCGCAATTGCTGCAACGACAATCCTCGTTTTTATCAGATAGACAGTCACTGGGAATTTTAATGTTATCCCCGCAAGATGGACAATCATAAGTCTTTATCTTCATGGTGTTGTTCTTTTTTAAAAAATCAACTAGTTCTTTCTTTGGGTTGTCTATTTATCAGATTTAAAATTAAACCAGTTCCGCATTCTTTTAGAGCGTTAACTGCTTCTGTATAAGCATCGTATTGAATTTTTTGAATTTCTAGTAGTCTTCCAGTTTTTCCCAATTTGCAAAATTGTTTTTCAATTAATTCTTCGTCCCATTCTTGAGGAGTTTTCATAAATTATTTCACCACTTCCCATTCCAACGCATCAGTCAGATTCTCACAGAATAGCGGGAAAACTTGTTGGCTATCCAAGGATTTCTTACCCCATACTCCGCGCTCCCATTGTGAAGACCATATATATGTCTTTCCGTCAACAGGATAGATAAACTTTATTCCACCCAAATCTGCGTCTTCCGGCAAATCTTTAATTTTCATAGTTTTTTCCAATGAGTTACCTTATCCCAAGTACCTTGTTCAAAACCCTTAATAATCCAGTCATAAACATACCAATTTTCGAGTTTACCCCAATGAGTGGTATATACGAGACCACTACCCTTTTCGCTAGAAGTTTTCATCCACACTTGAATTTCAGTTCCATCCTTGGGCGCGATGCTGATGGGTGCCCATTCTGTGTTCCATTTAAATTCCGCGTAAGCAATTGCTTTTTCTAAAGCATCTTCCATGGCGGGAACACCTAAATCCGCCCATTGGTCAGTGGGCCACTTTCCACAGATTGTAGAAATAGCCTTGTTGAGTTGTGTGCCGAGTTCGGCGATTAATTTTTGTTCTTCCATATTCCCAAATTTACCAGAACGTTCTCCCGAAGTCAAGATAAATTAAAAACAAGTTTGCCATGCTTTTGCGAATGTAATCTCAGAAGGTCTTCCACCAAACAGGCCGCGTGTTCGGGTAATAGATGCGAGAAAAACCTAACTCCCAAGCCATTATACAGGCTTTTGGTCTGCTTTGGGGTTAGTTGGATTTGGTTTTTTTTGCTCATTTTTCTTTCTTTCCTTGGCGATATAGGCGTCATAATCAGCTTCGCTTTTCTCTACGACTTCTTGGATAAAGTGCCTAACATCATCAAAATCCATAACCTCGCCCCTAGAGTTTATTTTATTAGGCTTGGTAAGGTTTTCTTTAAGAATTTCGCGCTCTTCTGGTGGAATGGCGTTAAACACCAGTTCATAAGTAGATTTATAAAAATCTGAGAGAAGCTTGGGCTTCTCGGGTTTGGGCGTGATTGCAGGTGTTTCTTTAGTTTTTGGTTGAGTTTCTTGCTTTTGTGACATATTTATATCCTAATAGAATTTTCGTTTAAAGTCAACAAAAATTTCACAGTATTGGCAACCTAGAAAAACACAACAAAAACATCAAAGGAGGCCGTGTTCTTTCTCCCACTCTTTGCGCCACTTCCTCCGAAGTTTGCACACAATCTTCCACATTGCCACACCCACAACTCGTTCTAGTTTAATTACTTGTTTCTCTGTTAATGTAGGGTGAGTCAAGTGGCCAACTATCTCATGAAATCCCGAGAGGAATAATTCACGGTCATTTTGTCGTATACTAATTTCTGCTGTATGGTCGTAACCCGTTGCGAGTCCCATTAAATAGCGTTGCCCGTATTTTTTTGCTAAATCCGCATAAATAATTCTAGGCTTTTTAATGATTACCCGCGAATTTAAATGTTTAGGCATCTTAACCATAATTACACCATACAACAAGTTTGGTTAATTATTTTCTATTAATTTCCCAAACAACAAAACCACATACCAAAGCTCCAATAAATAATCCCAAGTAATATGACCAAATAGAACATTCACTCATATATATTAATCGCTATACTCTTTGTCCCAGAGGGAAATTTTTGGCGGTTTTTTAATATTTTTTTCTTTGTTTAAGACATTTCTTACAGGTCACTCTATCCCATCTATTACTTGTTTGAACAAGGATATAGCGATTAATAGCGTTAGAATATTTATAAAGTCCTATCCGGCACTGAGTTTCTCCCCAAGTTGGACAAGTTTTATGGATTATTTTCTTAATAAATTAGCACGGCTTTCCGCAGTTGGGGCAAATAGCTCTTCCAGAACGAGTTACATTTACTTTACAGTTACATCGCGGACACAGCCCAAAGAAAAGCCATACGCCGCGCTTAAGATATTGTTTCTTATAATGCCACCAATTACCCGTGAGGATAATAAATGAAGCACTAGAAACAATAATAAAAATTAGTAAATATTTCATTATTTATTGCCCTTCCTACATTCCATAATGGTGCCATATACCATAATGGCAACCACAATATAGACCCATGAGTTATTAAACATAAAATTAATATATCAGAGTATTCGAGTCATTTCAACTCTAATCTCGTCCATTGACCGCAATCACTACAACTAACTGTCTTTTCTGAAGTTTTCATATTTTGAAAATTTTTATTGGCGCATACTGGACAAACCCACCAAACTTCAATTGGTTTAGAAATATAAGGATTAATTACGATTGTTTTGTTGGTTTTTTCCATAATTATTCTTGGTATAAAATTTTTCCGTGGTTTTTACAAGATTCATTCCATTCTTTTCGACGTTGTATCTCGATTTTTGCTTCATCTAAAGATTTAAGAAAGTTTTCTTGTTGTTGTTTGTTTGGCGAAAATATATCTATATCTGATAATTCTTCGCTTCCATTAAACCATCTTCGAATTGCGCCACCACAAATGAATACCCCAAATTGAGGTTCAATTGGCGGCTTAGTGCCACGCATATCATCAGTTTTAAGTTGTATAATCATTTCCTATCCTCGTCTAAAATCATCCCACTCACTGAGCCACCACTACTTTCCATGTACTGAAATTTAGCTTCGGGGTATTGTTTAATCAATTCTTTATACCTATAGTAGTTGCCCAGTGTCGGCTTTTCATCTTTGTAAACAACATCAGTCATAACCCCCATCCAATAACCATTCTTGGGGAATTCCCTACCCTTCGACAAGACGACAAAAGTATACAACTTATCCCGAACGTCCACGCCAGTGTCACTGAACAAAGCATCACTATTACTATGCCAGCCGCCATGAAGTTCAAAAGTCGTTCCGTCTACCAAAGGAAACGACAATGTGGCACCACCAAATCCAGCCATACTATCTTTGGAATTAGAAGTATTTTTGGGGTTATTAGTAACATACACATTCGACGCCGCGTCATCTTCGGTCGAAACTAACCAAGTATTACCACTTTTGCCGATATACTTGTTGTATTTGTGGGAGACGGCTTCGGCTTGTCCTGAGAACGCTCCCTGAGATTTAATTGTATAATCGCTCATATAAGTAACATTACCACGTTTTGATTTGGAAGTCAAGCACCAAAAAATTCATCTTGGCATTTTTGGCACAAACCACTCAGCTTTAATTCTTTAAGAGACAATTCGTCTCGAAAGGTCGTGGCATCAATCGGCATAAGACAGAAGGGGCATTTACCGCTTTCAACATCCTTGACTTGTTGGTCGAATCCGGCAGATTTCATTATTTGTTTGTTCATGGTTTATGCCTTAGTTTTTCTAACGCTTCACAAAACTCATTTAATTGTTTGGCAGTTACATTCGTACTGGCCCCACTTCCCATAAATGACAAAACTACCACATCGTCATCTATAATTTTGTTTTCCACCAGAAAGTATTCGGCGGAAACAAATGCCCACCACGTTGCAATGGGAGAGAATTTTTCTAGTAAATGTTTGTTCATAAATCTTTGTGTAAGGAAACTTAAGACATTTCATCGTGACTTCCGCGAGACAGAGTACTTCCAGCATAAAGTCGTTTAACACACTGACAAAGATTAGTCGTATCTACTCGACCTAGGTGGTTCATATATTCTAGTGTAAAACCTTTTGGAGTTAGTTTAACAACCTTAGCCTTCACCAAACCCTTATAACTCGGCGGGTTAATGGCGACTTCATCACCAACGAAAACAGGGTGGCCGAATATGTCTAGTTTATGGTTCATATTATTTTAAGTAAATTTGCATTTTTGTTTTGAGATATTTCAATTTCTCAATATCTCTTCGAACGGCAGTTTGGCATTCGACGGCTGTACTGTTATAAGACTTCTGACGATTAAGCGTATCAAAATTAGTTTCAATGCGAAATATAAGTTGTCCTAATTCGTCAATAATGGTTTCGTTTACAGTCATAAATTTTAAAATGTGGACAAAATTAACACCCGAATGTCATTTCTTAACGAAGCTTGAAATAAAAAGGCGCATCGGCGTCCGTCCAGTTTACCCCGCGTTTTCGTCTTGCCTTTCGGCGTCCACAAAAATAAGATTAGCAGAAGATTCAATATAAGTCAACTACTTTTTTGAATCGTAGTGTTTATTAATGACCTTAAAACTTCCACCGTTTTTAAGCTTAATGACAACTCCCTCAAACGGCTGGCCGTTAATTTCGGTTAATTCTTCGTCATACTTTTTAATTAATTCTGGAGTCAAAATAACACCCTTTTCCAACATTGGAACAGTTTCAATATTAAGTATTTCAGCTACTTTTTCATAGTAGAATAAACCTTCTGTACCCTCATAATTTAATGTGTCTAAATTTAAAACACTAAATAAAGCAAAACCCAATGGCAACTTCGCATGAGGATTTACCGGACCTGCCTGAATTCCACCCCCGTAAATCTCGCCACGAAGAGCAAGATTAACTTTAAATTTATTACAGAAATGAGTAAGTTTATTTAAAATGTCTATTTTTTTGGCAATTATAGTATAATTATTTACTGCGTCCAATTTCAAATCCATAGAACGAGTTGTAATACCAGTATCATAATGGTAATCCCAATCGGCGGTTTCTAATTCTAGCGTCTTCTCCTTACAATAGGCAGTCAAACTACTACCGTCAATTTTCAGAGTCACATCAACAATTTCACCATAAGGAATATTAAGAAGATTCTGGTATCTTTCCTCGTCAGACTTAAAAATTCCGTGGGGTAGATTACCTTTTGCATCAAGATTTTGAGGAAGAGGGGGTTCATAATGCGTTATCCCCAAAATTCCAGAGACTTCATATCCTTCTTCAGCCAAAAATGTGTTATATTGAATGATTGACGGGCTTTCGACAATACCCATCGAAAAAACACCCCTTAACTTTATGGCTCGAACCCGACTAGACTTTGCCTTGTAAAATTTAGCCCATTCTGCGTCAGGTAAGACTGTATCTGGGGAAATAAACACAACCAAATCTTCAACCTTAAATTGGTTTCGCTTTACGATTACTTGGTAATTTAGCACCGTTACGATGGAAAGAAACTCACCGTTAGGATGGTCAATGATTGATTTAATTTTTTCAATACTTGCTAGTTTCATAAATTTTAAATGTTGGTGCCAGATTCTCTCGGCCTTGCGAGCCTATTCCACTGACAAATGACTCATACCTCACACCTTTGAGTCCACGACTTGAGAATTCGTGTGCGTCTCACACCCTTCTTGGGGTAATGTTCTTTCGCCAACCAACAAAATCATACTATCAAACTATTCCGCAGAAGTCAACTCTTTTTAGGCAGATTGTTTGGCTAAATAAATTAAATAATACAACCATTTAAAACTATCATCTTGTTCAAGAGTGGGATTGCAATCGGGACATTTCCTCATTTGTAGTAGAGAGTCCGCGATACTCATTTCCGCTTCTTTTATTTTAAGAAGTCTTTTTTGTCTGGGCGTTTTAAATTTTTTCATGACTTTTTTCGCGGCTTTTTAGTTGGCTTCTTGGGCGCGGGTTTGAGTGTTTCTTTCTGGAACTCAGCAAAGTCTTTTAATTCTTTTTCGAGTTTGGCTTTATTTTTCTGTTGGTCGGAGAATTTTTTCTTTTGTTCGGCAAATAGTTTGTGGAAAATTACTTTTTGTTCGTCAGCGGTTTTATAAAGTCCTGCATCTGAGTAACATAGGTAAGTACGTAGGGGCACTTGTTTCTCAATATCCGTACCTTCTTGGTGACACAAAATCACCGGCCCAAGAAGTACTGAGTCGTTTTTGGCATCGGGGTGCATTGTAATAGCAACACAATTGTCATCCCTCAACTTTTCAAGCGTCTCAATTAATCGTACCCCACACTCATATTGCTGACAAATTATATCTTGTTCAGCATTGAATTGGTCAAGTTCTACCCTAGCAGAAAAGTTTACTCCATTCAAAATGTATACTGGCAATTTTAAATCATTGGCAATCATAAATAAATTCTAAATCTTTTTTACTTGAGATAGATATACACTACACATATCACCCGTCAAGATATTTTTCACATTTAAATAGCGGAGTTTACCGCCGAATTTAACAACCTCAGTCACTTGACCCTCAAAATCTTTCTCAAAGGTATCGTTTTCAGTCTTGAAAACAAAAACCTTATCAAAGACATGGAACCCGTCTAAATTAAGTTCAAATTGTGGGCTAATAAATTTCATACGACAACGTCAAATTCTCCTCTGACCCACCTTACTGGCGGAATAAACTCGTCAGGATTTTCTGATTCAATTAAGTAAGTGTCATCCTTTGCACGAAATTCAGTAATTACGCCGACGAAATCCTTGAAATTTCCCACAAGTATCCTGACGCGTACCCCGATTGGAAATAGGTCTTTCATTCGGTTAAATACTCCCTTTTCTGAATCCACACTTGGTCTAATACCAAGTTTTCGTCTTCCTGCTTGGCAATTTCCCATCGCGGGTCAAGACGAATAAGAGTATCAGCGTCTTTATAACTCACTAATTGAGTGTCCAAAATGCGGTAGGGTTTAAATAATTTGAGATAGATTTTGCGGAACATAGTTTTTTTTAGTTTTTGTTTTGGTGTTGATTGCAGCCGAACCATTTTTCGGTTATAATTTCTTTGCCATTTGTGCCATATGCTCCGAAAGTCATTTCTCGGGAAGCGCCACAGTACATTTCGTCACTAGGATTTTTACTTTCTCCAAAGTGGCTATCTGGAATGTCAGTCCAGAATTTGCAAGTTGAGCAGGTTTTGTCCATGTTTAAATCCTAACAGAATATTTGTTTTGTGTCAACAAAAATTACCACTTAATTTTCCCGCCACGATTACGAGCCTTAATAATACGTGTATTTTCTTCCTTCGAAAGCCTGTTTAGTCTTTTTTGGCGGGTTTCGGGTGTCTTGTCGTATTCAGGTATGTGGGTGGTGAGGTTAAGTAAAAGACTGCGTTGGAAACGTAGCTAGTTCGTCGTAAAAAATATACGAAGCCGTCTTTCCGCGAATTGGGTCTGAGGGATTATTAGTCATTTTTTAGTCCATGTTTTTTTAATTCTGCTCGGTTGAGTTGACGCTTTAAAATTATCTTAAACGACGGAGGAAAGTTAATTATTGTTTCGAGAATTATATCATGGGGTTTCAGATTAGTTGGATTACTAATAATTCCCGCTTTTATTTGATACCAAATACCATTTAATTTATAAAGCTGATTGTAATTCCCCAAAATACGACAACGTGCATCACGTGCTTCTTGCTGTTTTTTTTGATAACTTTTCCTAGTCGGCGGGGTGTAAATACAGATAGTCTTTGAAACAGGATGAACATAAAAAATTTTTTGACCACCTTCGACTGGCATTGCCGAATCATCGCGGTCACGCCATGGAGTAGGATAGTCGGAATAATAATAAATTTTCTTATCTTCTCCTACAAACGTATTAAATTCCAGATGACGGCGCAAATTATGGGCCAACCTAAATTCCTTGGGAACCCATTTGGCGTGAACGTAATTGTGAATAACGGTATCGACATTCTTTCCAAGATTAGATTCTAACCAACGCTGCATTCTGCGCCATGAAAAATTCCAACCGAAATATTTATCATTTTCCCAAGAATAATCATGATTCCGTTCGCGGGAAGGAAGATTTTCTAACTTTTCTTCGCGTTGTGTTTGCCAGTTCATGATTAAGAATTTATTAGATAGGTTGCTTTTTGTCAACTGATTTTTTGGCTTCTGCGTACCTAAGTTCGCTTTTATTGGCAGAGAAAGCGTAATTAAACAAATCCGCTTCTTTCTTAGAAAGAGGAAGTCCTTTACTGATAATTTTGCCAGTGAGAGTGTTGATTAAATTGTATGTTTTGTCTTTCATAAAATTACCTCAAAACAATTTCCTTAACCGTATAAGGCACAACAATATACTCGCGTTCGGTTTCGAGAATTTGTTCAATTATTTTTTTGGCTTCCCGTGCTATTAAGGTATCAGGAATCAACTTATTCCATTCAAGATTTTTATCGCTCTTTTGGATTTCGTAATAAATAATTCCAGTACGTGGGCTTCTCCAACTAAATACAATGCGGTATTTTTTCATTCAGGAAATAGTTCTTTTTCTAAAACTTCCACGGATTTGTTCAGTTTCAGACGATATAACAAATCAAGTTTACGCTTTCGTTCAATGGTATAATGTTCAATTTCATCAATCATAAATCCACCTTCTCCACGACTGGGATATTCAACTATGATAAATGAAGTATCTAATATTTTAACTACTACCATGGGCTTATTACCCCATATACTATTTTTAGTAGCGAATACTACGTCGCCAATTTCGAATGTTTGATTGTTTTTCATGTTTTTAATATAACAAAAAAATCATTAATCGTCAAGTCTTTTTACAAAATTTTTATAAAATTCTGCTACTTTTGGGGTATATTCAATACTTGCGCCTTCGTGTTCGCCTTTCATCATAACAGCATATCTCCTTCCACAATGTCTACAAAAAAATAAAGCACTTTGTCTGCTTAATGGTCCTTGAACTATTAATTTATGAAAACCAAAGAAACATTTAATTTTATTAATCATATTTACAAATATATAACCTCACAGGAGAATCATCAAAAACAGAACCAATAATAGCCCTAACCACGTTCCAATTTCCCCCACCGAGATTGCAGCCCATTTTATAAGGTATAGCTAAAGACCTCCCCGAAGGGTCTTTAGCTTTTCCGACCACTCCCCTGAGAATTGACGATAATCCCATTTCAAATGCATCATAACTGGTTTTGCGTTCGCTACGACCAATATCGAACTGACCGTATAAATTAATGACATACCTAATATTAGGATTGATTCGAGTATCATTAGGGCGAGGGATAACTTTGGCGAATGAATAGGTGCCGAGTTTATTAATATCTCCCTTGGCGGTCTTGCAGTCAGCTTCATAAGCTTCTGGGAATAACTCTCTTACATAACGAGCCACGCCGCCACCCATAATATGAAAACAATTAGCACTATGAATGATGGCGTCCGCATCAGCTTTGAACAAATCACACTTAATTTCATTAATCATAAATTTCTTTTTCTGTCATCCACAAAGCCGCAGATTCCCAGTTAGCAAACCAAACATTTAAATTACTTCTTGGGTTCAATCTTCGGTCCTTAAAATTCCACCACAAAAACCATTTTTTATACTGGCACCTATATCTATGACCGTCTAGTAAGATTCTTCGTTTCATTTTAATTTGAAAAATGTATTTATAATTAAAATCCTATTACAACCCTCAATCAACGTCAACCTTAAAATGGCATAAACAACAAATCAAATGCTTTATCCGCCAATTCTCCATCCAAAACATACCAGTCGCCGGATGCATTAACCATTAAATTAATGATGTTGTTGTAGTTAACTGGTTCTTGTTCATTAACATTTGTAGAAAATGGCTTTCGCGGACGACCCCAAGGTTCAACAGACAAAGAATTACCCTGCGGATTCATGCCCACAATCCACTTACCGAGACACGAATGTTTCAACATTAAAATACGCTTTGAATTTAGCGCCCTAAGAAGGGTTTCCAGTTTGGTAATTTTAAAACATCCAATATTGCGCGTTGAGATAAAGTTATCATCCCAAATTTTAGTTATAGACTCTTCTTCAAGAATCTCGTTTTTGACTTTAATTAGGTCATCGATTTGTTGTTGTATTGTTTCGGATTTTTTCATAAATTTTCCCATCCCTTTTTTGGTTTAGCGTCAGTTGGTTTACGAAAGCCTTTTTTATCTTTCGCGATTTCTTTCCAAATATCCATCATTTCACATGGCAAATCAGCTACTTCAACAAAATTACCGTCTCCCTCGCGGATTAATTTATTGTGATAATATTTTAGTGAAGATGCAAACTCACTATTTAATTCTTCCCAAGCTTCTTTTTTGGTTTCCGCGCCCCAACAAGACTTAGACCAGTAAGGATAATTAGGATGCCATGACCACCAATAATAATGATATTGAAGAGTTTTATCCTTAACCTTAAACGGAGGAACTTCAAAAGGGCAATTTGGTGAATTAGAATTCATAAATTTTTAAGATACTGTACCAAAAATGGTACAAGTTTCAACTTTAAAGCTTCTTTCTTTGTATAAAGTTTCCATTCTGAGTGTTTTTCGGGTTCTAGGTTTTTTACTCCATCAAAAAAAAATTCACTATCAAAACGATATTCAAAGATAAAAACCTTATGCTTGTATTTTTCTACAACGTGACAGTCTGTTAAAGTGGGATTTCCCCATAATTGAATATCTGTTTCTTCCATAACTTCCCGCCGTAGACCTTGGACAATAGTTTCACCTTTGTTAATCTTGCCACCTACACCACCATAGTAACCATTAAAAACCTTACCATTACGTTGTGCAAGCATGATTTTCCCATTAAACCACATCAGACACACGGCGCATTTTTGATAATCTTTCTTCATAATTATTTCCCCTTTTTGGTTGTTTTTTTACTACCACCCCATACTTGGTTGAATTGGGCTTGTGATACGACCATCCAAAGACTATCTTTAATTCCCCTAAGACCATGGTCTAAGAAGGCGGCAACAACATGCTCATTGGCCCATTGATTAAATTCCTCGAAGTTCATTTTGTCTGTTGTTTTTTCTTTCATATTTCAATACTAACACATTATTAAATTATTGTCAATTAAAAAAGAGCGACGAGAATCTCGTGCTTCCCGCCGCCCTTTCTCGAATCGGCAGACCTATTTTAACTACCGACAAGATTCACATATTGGGTAACGCCTTCCAAGAACTTCTCGTTATTTTGCCAATATAAATTCTCAAACAATGGATAATTTGTGATGACTTCCGAAGCCACCGTCTTCAAATCGTGTTCAGCTTTGCCAGCCATGGAATAATATTCCTTCCAAGCAATGGCAGTGTCTAGAACCTTTTTGTCGTTTGAATATTTCATATACTCGAATACTTCATTAGCCTTAGCCAATACAGTTGTGTTGCTAACTTTCTTAGCAATCGACCCAATGTAGGGCAACCAGCTATAAGATGAATTAGACTCATAAGCCAATCTATTAATAAGTTTCTGAGAAATCTTATTAGCGTCAAAATATTTAGTTAACTCCTGTTCGATAAAGTTCCATAAAGAAATCATACCTGAATTCTTAAGGACAATATCCCGTTTAGCAATCTTGAATCCATAAAGTTTAGGAATAGTAATCCCAAATACCTTAAGGTCTTCAATAATTTTATTGAGTTTACTGGAATGAACTAACATCCTAGCTTTATCTTCATACTTAAACCCTTCTAAAATAACATATACTCCCGAATCATTGGCGATATCAACAGTTTCCTTCTCCCAGTAACTAGAGTTGCTATGGCCAGTACTAGTATGACCAGCAGCATAAACATGGTTATAGATAAACTCTTTACTTGCATGCTTTAAATTCTTAACTGGCCCACCGCTTACAGTAGATAGAACGATTTTTGGCAGTGAACTTAGGAGGATAAAGTTACTATCCACTAATCCCGTCTCAGTCAAGAAATCCTGCTTATCCTTTTCAGTGTTATAATGAAGGATATAGACATCCTTACCACCGCTGTTAAAAACTAGGTTATAGATACGGTTACTGATACCGTTGGCAATTTTCAGGTCATTGTAGATAAGAACCGTCTTATCGCTACAGGAAATAGTATTATAATCGCAGACTTTAATCTTACTACCCTTATAACTACTTTCGTACTTACGCAGTAGGAATGTATTAATGTTTTGATTCTCAAAACGGATATCAGAATTCAAGACAGCCTTACCATTGAAGGTTAGACTGGATTTAATCATCCCGCGAAGAGCGTAAAGATTACTCCCATAATCCATGATGGTACCATAATATTTACAGGCATCAAACATAGTGGCGCAAGATTGAAAACGGATATTAAGAGTCGTGGCAACTTCCTTAATAATTTCCTCCAACTTAGCCTTGATAGCGTCTTTGGTTTTGGTGTTGTACTCCAAAGATTCACGGGAAGCTGAAACAGAAATATCCCCAATACCAAATTGGACTTCCAACCCACAGGAAAGCGCGGCTGAAATAGCTTCGTTCTGTCCAAATTGATTATGAATGGGATAGGCAATATTACCCATGATAGCTAGTGCAGTGGTCGTCCCGCCATAGATAGCCCAATCTTTCCCTTCTACAATCGCCGTTCGCGGTTCATAGACCAAATCACTTCCATATATAATAGGACGAACCTTGAAATGTTGAAAAAGAGTCTGAGCCTTTTGAATAAAAGCCAACACGTCATAATCCTTAACGGCAACGCAAACTTCTACTCCATCGCTTTCCAAAGTGGGTTCGCTTGCCAACTTTGCAATCTGGCTAAGATTTTCGCTATCCACATAAATGTTGTAGGTGTTCTTAACTCCACCGTAATAGGAAGTTAGAATAAATGAATCGCCATAAGCCAAGGGAGCGACTTTTCCAATTCCCATAAAACCAGCCTGAAGATTAGTCCCGCGCTTTGAACTAGAGCCATAATAAGCATACAGATTGACAATTGAATCTTCGGACATACCAGTGCCGAAATCGCGAATTCGCAAGGTTGTTTCATTACGTGTGGGAAGTGTTACTTCAATGGGACGGTCAGGGCATCCAGCCTCAACATGAGAGTCAATCGCATTTACCGCAATTTCACGGATGACTGCCATGATTTTATCTGAGTAGATTTGGGAGCGAAGAATGTTTTGAATGAAACCCATACCCTCCTTATGGATTCCCATTTCTTTGCTCAATTTAATACCGTGTGTTTGGACTGTGTTTACGTTTTGTTCAATTATCATAATAGGTTTTATATTTTATTTAATTACATCCCTACTTTAGCAGAAGGTTCATTGACAGTCAAGTTCTTTTTTAAAATAATTACCCCAATCTGGTTTGATTTTTAAATCCTTTAATTGTCTTTCATAAATAGCAGCGTAATAACGAATTGTAGTTAAAGCATTAAAATAATTAAGTTTACGTTTGATTATACCAGCAATAGAAATAGATTTAAAAAGTTTGAATTCCGTTCCACATTTATGACAATGGATAAGTTGATGACATCTTAAATCGCCGCAGGAACACATATCACGATTATCATGATAGTAATTTATTGGAGATTCAATCCATTCTTTAAACATCATAAAGATTAAGGAATCGACCCCACATACTCATGTAACAACTGGTTTACTTTAATCATCTTAGCCAGATACCACAAACCGCCTTGATTCTTGGGTTTCTTGAGTGTGGTGACATCTTTAATTTCGATTTCCGCCCAGACACGTCCTTTATTAGTTAAATGTGGCGCGTGAGGTTGAGGGACACAATGCCAGCCGTGTCTTACTTTAAAGCCATCAGTGGGAAAGAGTTCTGCCTTTAGCCATTTTCCTATTTCCAGAGGTTTGGATTTGTTAATAAATAATGATGTAATTTCGCCATTGGCTTTCAGGCGGAAGAGTTTATAGGCTTTCATTTAAAATTAAGACATTTCTAGTATTTTTTTAATTTGCTTAAGTTTTTCCAAACCTTTTTTTATCCTACCATGTGATTCTCGTTCAATGCGCTTTTCAATTTCACTGTAATTATCACCGCCGTTAGAGGCACAACACAAATTTGTACATTTAATAATGAATCCATCTTCGCCATCAGGAGTTTGACTCATATCTATATCACCACAAATGGGGCATTTTACATAATTAATCATATTTTTTCATTCCTTGGATAAATAAAGGTTTAATGGTTTTATAATTATCAAACGCCCAAGAATAGGCTTTACCATAATTCGCCCCCTTTTCTTCTAGAAAATAAGCAAAATATCCTATAAACCATGTGGCTTCTTGTCCTCGGTCGTGGTTGTTTTTAAAGTGTTTTTTTACTCGTTTGAATAAATTGTATATAGTCCAAGAAGAAACATTCACAAATTCTCCACTGCATTTTGTACATTTCAATCCGGCGTGATATTGACTATCATAATAATCACATTTGCCGCATAATTTTAACTTAGGATTGAAGCGTTTGATTTCAGAAGCAAGAATATCTTCTATATCAGTCAAGGTTATTGTAAAATCAGTAGTTTTCATTTACTTCATTCTAAGCGGAAGTCGTTCCATTGCATTAGCCTGAGTATCTTCCTTAGTTTGCCGTTTGTAGTCAGATTTAGCCTTGTTTATCCGAATCATGGTTATTGCCGGAACATTCAAAAGGTGTCCCACCATATCCATCGCATCGTGTGGCCCAAATTGGGTTTCACATTCGACTTCAATTGTTAATTTAGTTTTATAAAAACTCATATTTCTAATCTAACATAAAAATTTATTCTTGTCAATAAAAAAGACCAACCAGAATTTCTTCTAATTGGTCTTTCTTGCTTAGGTGGAGAAAGGCGTTTTGTTAAATAAACTTTCCATTACCATCGCGCTTTTGCCGCTTTGCCGCCTTACGCAACTTGGCACGGGTGGCGGGACTAATTGTGGTCTTTTTTACAACCTTGGCGACGGGTGCCTTGGCTTGTTTGACTTCGGCGTATACAGAACTATAACCCTCGTTATAACCCTCTGCAAATGAGAAGTCATTAATATTACCGTCTTGGATATCAGCCAATGCCTGGCTAGCATCACGAACGACTCCATCCTTGGCGTCATAAACACCTTCTTTGTAGCCAAGTGCGCGAGAATTTGCACCATCGCTGTCGTAATCGCTTCCATCATTGAAAGCTACAGTAGGTTCAGTTTGATACAATGCGCCGAATTTTTCGCCAGCCTCATAACCAGAACAGTCGCCAAATACCAAATACTTACAGCAACGACCCTTGGTATTATTGTAATCTGTTGGAATACAAACTACATCAGCAGGGTTAATCTTGACGATTACTACTCGACCCTTACCACCATGATACTGAGATAGATAAGCTTGCGAACAGAAATGCAAACCATTTGAACAAGTTTTATTGGAGTTTTCATCCACATGATTGCGCGGAACTTCAACTGTTTTTCCAACAGAATTATCAAAGGTCTTGGTATAAAAGTCCTTATAATCTTCAGTCACTTTGCGATAAGCCAAAAAATGACCATCTTCGGTAATTGGCAACTTCGCGTATTCCAAGAATCCATAAAGTTCCTCAACAGCACGGAAAGAAGGATTCTGCAATAGATTCTCAAGGAAATTAAGTAACGGCTGGAATGGCAAACCACTCTTCATGAATTCCTTAATTTTAGTGACCACATAATTGTGGACAGCCTGACCCTTATAGAAAACTTCGCCACCCTTGACGACCAAGTTACCACGAGTAAATGAAGCCGTAACCGCGATATTGGCGTTTGGGTTAAGAATATCTTCTAGACGAGAAAAATTCTGGCTGGCAATGAGGTTTTTCAATTCCTCATACTTCGGGTTGGAATGGTTGACGTTGTATGGCGTGCCGTTGACAACGATGGCGATGGATGAATCAGTAATAATGTAACTTGGACTATTTGTCATATATTTTGTTTGTTTTTTATTGTTAACTATGAATTTATTATTGCAAAACTTTCAGTAAAAGTCAAGGGGTATTTTAAATTATTTTAAAGGGCGTTGAGCGGCAAAGACTCCCCTTGAATGCTCCAAACACATCTTCCACCAACCTGCTGATTTCAAGGCCCATCCTGACATTTCGATAACGGCTGGCCTTTTACAACCCCTAAGCTGACATTTATGTTTTTGGGATTTCATTTTTATTTCAACGTAAAAGAACCGTCCTTCTCAAAACTAATAATAGTGGAGGATTCTGATTTGGTACTTTTGATTTCTTTGCCAGTCGCGGGATTAATACCCAATTTACGCCAATGAACTAAATAACTGTCAACTTCTTCCCGTAACGTTTTTTCCACATCTTCACCTTTAATCGTCGAAAACAAGGCTGTCAGTAATAAACCCGAGGCATCATCAGCATGGCAAACACCAAACTTTTTTAGAACATCTTGCATTAAAGAAGTTTTTTGATTCCACAATTTCCAGCCATTTCTTAGTTGTCGACCCGTCGAATGATGGACCATGGCCGGTTCGTTTTTTTGAATAAATTCTTTCTCTTCGGGGGAAACGTCGGCAACAAGCATTTTCACAGCCGAATCAAAATCAGTGGGAATTTCATCAGATATATTCATATTATCATATTGACACTTTCCTAAAGAATTGTCAAGAGATTTCCATGATTATTTATTCCCTGATGGATTATTCAGGTGTAATTCCCTATAATATGATATGGGAAGAAAAAAACTTAACCGAACCAGAGAAGAACTCCTTGAACAACACAGAGCCTGTCAAAGACGCTACTATTCAAAAAATAGGGAACAACTTAATGTCAAACGACTTAAACGCTACTTCGCCGAAAAAGATTAGCGGTATTTATAAAATAATAAATAAAGTTAATGGGAAATATTATGTGGGTAGTAGTATTAATATTTATAGAAGGTGGTCCATGCATAAATCATGGCTTAATCGAAACAAACATCATAATTATCACCTACAGTTATCTTGGAATAAATATGGCCAGCAAAACTTTGATTTTATTATCGAAAAAGAAGTACCTCCAGAAACCCTTTTAAAAGTAGAAGACGAGTATCTATTACTAGCCAAAAAAGAAGCGTCATATAATCTAAATTTTAACGCCACGGGTTCTGATGTCAGTAATTCTACAAGAAGTATACTATCCCAAAAAGGAAAAGAAAGATGGTTAAACCAACAATATAGAGAAACTCAAACTTTAAAAATTACTCAAGCCATGAATAAACCAGAAGTGAAATTAAGGGCTTCAAATTTGACTAAGGCTACTATGACACCAGCAAGGAAACTACAACTTTCATTTTTTGCAAACGTTCCCAGAAATTTAAATAAAATTAAATTATTTAATAAATTTACTCAAGAAATCTTTGAAGGAACACAATGGGAATGCCGAAAAAAATATTCTCTTAACGCCTCCCATCTATCAGGATTAATACAAGGAAAAAGACTTTCTCATAAAGGGTGGATTTTATTCAAAAATCGTTTCAATAAATACGTCTTAGAAAATCAGTTAGGGATAAAGTCTCTAACCAAAATAAAACTAACCAACTCAATCAGCCAAGAGATGTTTGAAGGAACTAGAGATGAATTTAAAAAAAGATATAAAATAAGTAAAAGTAATGCTAATAATTTAATAAATAAAAAGATAAAATCGCACAAGGGATGGAGATTAGCCTCTATTTAAATTATTAAAAATATTTCCTACTACTTCTAAACTATTTCGGTCTATCCTATCACCCAAACAAAAAGAATATTCCATGTATTCATTAGTCATGTATCGTCCGAAAGAAAAACACGCGTTCTTATCATCCCAAAATACTTCAGCCTTTTTAATATCCTCTGATTCGGGACCATGCGCGTATCCTTGCAGGGTGAAATTAATCAGGTCGCCGGAATAAATTTTTTCCCCATTCTTGTCTTTTAAACCAGTATATTGCAAAAACTCATAGGTCGGGTCATTGAAATCAACCCTTCCAATTAAGTTAAAATCTACAAACTTACTCAAATGGTAATCCCAAGCCTTGAATGATATTTCGCGGTTCATATTATCTTCCTAAATAACTGGCTCCTTCCTTAAATCCTTCAAAGAAAATATCTTGTCCTTCCCTACTAAGACCTTTGGGGAAATAAGTTATTTTATGTTGAACGTAACAACCACCCAAACCGCCATCTTGATGTATTTGCTCAACAATACAAGGATACTTCACTGGATATTCTTTAAGTGCGGGACATGGCTCTTTATTAGGCGGACTTTTGTAATAGTAAAAATCTTTAAATTCTTTTGGTGTATTAATTATTTTCATTTAACTATCTTTAGTTTAAAATATTTTTCTCACAAAGTCAACAAAAATCTGTATAATATATTGCGTAGTGATAATAAAACCAACCAACAGAATTTTGGCTTTTCGTGAGCGTTTTGGAAACGCACTTCGATTTATTTGAACTACGCAGCACGAAAGGCTTTTATGACTAAAAAATGGACACCCAAAGAAATAGCTTATCTTAAAGAAAATTATTCAAAATTTAGAGCCAAAAAATGCGCTCAAGATTTAAAAAGAAGTTTAAATTCTGTTTATTGTCAAGCTAAATTATTGAATTAATTAGTTCTGCTCCTAGTGTGAAATTCCACTGAAGATTCAGGAACTTCGTTAACAACACCACTAAAAGAAATTAGAAAAGACTTATTGTGTAATAGACAGCACCATAAATATCCCTCAGTATTTTTTGGGATATGAATGTCTCCAACCGTCACGTCTTTTTTGAGAAAAACCCTCATTCTAGAATCCCATTTTCCAAATCCTCTAAGATAGAGGTTGAGATTTTAGCCGCGTTAGTTTCACCACTTTCCACGTAATTTCCTACAAATTCTTTGATTTTAAGAAGCCCTAATGTTTGAATTTCGGAGTCTTTGCCAGCGGTTCTTAGTTCGGTTAAGACATCCATAAACAGATTTTCAATATCGTCAGTACTCATATTATTCTTCTATCTTGCCACTATTCTCGGGAAATGTCAAGTAAAATTCCTTCTTAAGACTTTCGTACTTAGCAATAAAATCAGTAAATTCCTTAATAACTTTTTTCCCTGCTTTTTTATCGCGAAGAATTATCAAGACCTTAGACAGTAGTAATGAGTTGTGGTTCAGGGACATAAGTTGATTCGACTTCTATAAAAAATTCTTGTGGTTTTTGTTGCAAATGAGAAAAGATATGTTCGTTGGGTATTACCCTTTGAGACTGGTAAATGCACCCGAATTTATTTCCATCTTTATGGGTTAACATAGTTTCAAAATGAAAGCCGTCTAGCTGTCTGGTTGTAAATGTGAAATCTGCTATGTCCATATTAATCTCCATTAATCTTTGCAGCCAGTGGTTTCGGCATAAATCCCTCGCATCGGCCCTCTGGTGAAATTTTACAGATACTTGGAGTCATACATTTTAGTCTTATATTGAATTTACAACCGACCGCCTGACAGTCTATATCTAGCCAATCGCGACTTAGCCACGGATGATGTTCCTTTCCGTGACCGACTCTAGGATTAGTCCGGCAGTTTTCATTCGTCGTGTCCGTCATTCTCCAACAATTCTTCGTATTCGCACGTCTCAATCATATCCTGCAATAACTCTATAACATCCTTTTTATTAGAATCAAAATTATCTTGTAAGTCGCCTGTGGAAAACAGGTGTGATATATTTTCGAGTTTTTCAATGATTTTTTCTAAGTTGTGGATAATTTTGTCGGGTTTCATAATTATTAATTAATTCTGTTAAAATCTCGGCTGTATAACGTGGGATAAATTTTATTCATATTCAAATCATTAATAAATAATAGTTTATATTGGTTTTCTGATAAAGTCAAGTATTTTATTTTTAGTTAATGATTTAAATTTGTTCCAGTCGTTTTCCCACACAAAAACCTATAGATGTGAAATTAAAATACGAATGGACTATTTCCCACTTGACCCAAAACCACCCACTCGCGCTGTTTGAGACAAAAAGTCAACCAACTCAAATTTAATGGGGATTGTTGTTCTGGCTACTAATTGTCCAATACGGTCGTTTTTAGAATAAATTTTTTCATAATTTATTTTATAATAAATTCTTGTGATACCGGCTTCTGGCAAAACAAACAAATCCTCTGCGGCTGGTATGTAGCGAAAACGAAGTAATATTTCTTGCGTAAAATCAGCATCTATTAATCCAATTCCGTTAGCTAATATCAGATTCTTATTTGAAACACTGGAACGAGGAAGAATCTCAATATGTTCATTGGGACTTTCGGGAGAAATATAAATTCCAGTATGATATTGAATATAGTCAATTCGACGATATAACGTAAAATTATCCAATGGAAAATTAACTATGTCGCCGACGATTATTGGTTCAGAAAGCGCGGTCACATCATAACCCGCGCTATGTTCAGTTGCTTGTTTTGGTGGTTCAATCTTGAAACTAGTCCTGTCGCATTTATTTTTTAGATATACCTTCATATTTTAATTAATCCAATCTCCAATGACTCGTCTGCTTCCTGCAAATTCGTCTAACTGCATATAAGCCCACGAACTACCCACCTTGTTTGTTGCTAGAAATTTTCCGTCTTTATAAGATACCGTATATTTGTCGGGATTATTTTTCGCAACATAGCACCACGCTTTAAAAGCCTTTTGGCGAACGGTTAATGAGGGACAATTTTTGTATGCGCGTTTGACTTTTTGAGCGAAATTCATATTATTTTGTCTTAATTGGTTCCCATTTTCCATTTTTAAAAACTTGCATATAAACATCAATGGTTTCTTTGTCAGCATAACCTTAATAAAGATACTCACTAACTTCATCTTTTACACCTAAGAACCCTTGTGTTTCATTTTTTAGTTCCTCGTCGGGAATTTCGAATGTGCGGGTTACTGTATAAATATGTTGAATTTTCATATTAATCGTGATTATACTCTTCTGTACTAACACCATTCGGTGTAACTGTTACTTTAACATGGTCTCCAAACATAGCCAACATCGTATTATCTTCTATGGCTCCAACGATGTCAGATGCTAGTTCAAAGGCATTTTTAGGAACTTCATCTTGTTTGTCATAATCATCATAATCATTAATTTTAACGTCATTATTAACTGAAAAACGACATTCATCACCATCATTAAAATATGGCGTATATTGATTCCACGAAATACTCTTGACCGAAGGAAAAAGTTCAAAAAACTCTTTCATTGATTCATTAAATAGTTTTTGGGATTCAGATTTAATTTCCTCTTGTAGTGAGGAAACTCTTTCTTTTAGGTTTTCGAGTTTATCTTGTATGGATTTGTTCATAAAATTATAAAATAATAGCTAAATCATCTTTCTCCTCATTAGTTTCTGAGCATTCGACATTTGAAAGAATTTCCATGATTTTTTCAGTACAAGCCTTCTTAGGCAGAAGTTCTTCCTTATTTCGGTCAAAAACCATTAGACTTTGGACGCTATTATCATATGTGCAATCATTGTATTCAGAATTAAATCTGACAATTGCATAAAATGCCGAATCAGGATAATTTTCTTTAACGAATTGTTTAATTTCTTTAGTCATAACGTGTTTGGTTTATTAGGTTGGGTATTTCAATTGGTAATTTTGATTTTAATTTGTCTTCAATTTTCTGGAAACTGGGAGGGACACCACGTCCATTATTCATCCAGTCTTTCATTTCCATTTCTTGCAAATAATCTTGGGCGGTAGGAATAAATTTTCCTCGAAAATCTTCTGCTACATGCTGTTCACCAATATCACGAACAGATATTTTTTTATTTTCCGAATTAGTAATTGTAACTCCAAAAATTTTTTCAAGTATGAAACTCAAAAACCAAGAATTATGAGTCAAAGCACGGTGACGATTGTCACAAATAGCTCCTTTTGAACTATCCATAAGATTATGAATTTCAATGTAGTCTTCAGGAACACCGCCAAAACGTTTGGCGGAAGATACTGCATGTATGTATGGTTTACTCATATTAAACTTCACATTCCTTTTCTGAAATCATACACTTAATACCCAATTCCTTATCAAACCACCTAGCCGCAACCCCTGCTTCATTAAACATAATCATACTGCGGTCATCATGACCATTCCACTTTTCACCCTTAATTTTATCCCACAAGTTTTCCCATTGTTTGTGTAAAACAATTTCTGTAATTCCGGCTTGAATAATTGCACGAGCGCAGTCCGTACATGGAGTAGAGTTGGTATACATTATAGAACCAAAAGTCTTAATTCCATTACGGGCAGCGTTGTATACTGCATTGCGTTCGCCGTGCTCAAACCAATAATATTTTTCAGGTCGTTTATTTCTTTCTGTAGCTTTATCGTTAACTTTACGACAGATTCCATTGTAACCCTCTGAAACTACACCACCGTCTTGAACAAGAATAGCTCCTATTTGGGTAGAAATATCTTTGCTTTTGGAGCCAATTAAATAGACGTGCCTCATAAAAAGCTCGTCCCAAGATGGAATAGGTATCATATTAAAAGAAAAAGAAGCAATATAGGATTTATTATTTTACATTCCCTAAAAGTAGGGGACTTTGCCATCCATGATTGCTTCAATATTGATTACACGCAATAAGATTCAACTAGATATTTATTTACCTTATGCTTGTCAATCTTTTTGAGTTCGGAGTCTTTAACAAAACCGAACAAAGTATGATGCAAACTAACAAGTCTGGCACCCTTATCGTCCTTCTTTAAGGCTCGAACTACTTGGTTTTTCCAAGAATAGAGTCGGCCAGCCACTATCTTATTAGGCGAAGCAAACTTCCCATCATTTGCGCGATTTACTTTACGCGTGAATTGGCCAGCCGAGTTTCGAATGTTATAGAATTTATTCATAGTATTATTGTGGATTATATTTCTTAAATTGTCAAGGATTATTGGTCGATTTTTCTTTAATTTTTTCTTTTACGTATTCAGCGGCATTAATATTAAAATAAGTTGCCGAAGCATGGTCTTCGTCTACATCGCCCGAAAACCATTGTAGAAAATGTCTAAGCGCGGATTCGCGGAAACGTTCAAGTTCTTCTTCTCCATTCGCCAGCATCCAATTGCGCTTTTTATATTTCTTAGCCCCTAAAGTAAGATGTTTGGCAAATCTTTTGAACATCGGGCCATCAAGAGCCAGAGAATAATCGATTTTGTCGGTAGTTACGTCTCTAACCATGCCGCTTTTATATTCAGTTCTTACGCCTGAATCTTTAATAGTGAATTCGGTTTTAGAGGATTGGATTGGGGGGTTTGATTGCATATTAAATTAATACTTCTGCTTTTTCTAATTAAATAGATAGTTTTTGGATATTTGGTATTGATGTATTTACGGCCAACTTTTATTTGGGAGGGTTTCATAGTTCTGGATTGCCTTCTATAACACCCGTATTTGGAATAACATGATAAGCACGGTCATCAACAAAATGAGTAAAATAATACATCTTCAAACAAGTAATCTGCAATGTTTCCGGCAACCCGTTCTCTTTGAGAAAATTTTGGATTTTTTGAATTTCTACTTCTGATGTAGTTTGTGAATGAGAAAGTCGCGCTGTAAAAATAGAAACTTTATAACCCTTTTTAAGCCACTCTTTGACTTTACTAACCATATATTTAACAGGTTTACCTACCTTATTACCCTGAGCTTCCCAACTATCGTAATGAGCAATTACTCCATCAAAATCAAGTGCTATATACACTTCCTTATGAGCCTTCTCTGGGTCTGGGATTTCTATTTCTATTTTTGCCATAAAAGTATATTAATCTATCTTTCCGTCTTTGTCAACAACAATCATCCTACGATAATCTGATAATTGCAATTAGGACAGGTTATATAAGTATAAGTATCGGTATCACCAGTGTAGTCCGTGTGTATTTTTGTGAAAGTATCCACGGGCATGTATTCAAGCAGTGCGCCACAATTACGACAAGTACACTGTTTGACTAATTTTTTGTCTGGTTCTTTGTTTATAATTTTAATAGGCATAAATTTATAATGAGTTACGGAAGGGCTTCCATCTTCAGGTAGTTATCGGCCATGTATGCATCCATGCGCTGTTATTGCTTTTATTATTATAATCTTAAATCTAGATTACTGTGCAGTTGTGTTTCTGCCAATCGCTCGAAATGGTGGAGCAGGAGAGTCAACACGCTTTTGGACTTACGCGCCTACATTTGGCGCAACCTTGGCTAAAAGTCGTTGCCTTTTGTGTCTGCTGTCGTCTTGCGGTGTCCCGCTATCGTAGTAACAGACTTCTCCGATTAACTTGCTTCTCCCCGCTTTAAACGGGATGCTCCGAAAATTTTCAATCTACGGAAGTGTTTTACTTCCCATAGACACCCCAACAACGCCACTAACAGAAATAATGGCAAAAATAATACAATCAAAAAAGTTGCTAACAATATTATTGGTATTTTTTTTTATATTTTCTTTTGATTTGATTTGTTGTTTAAAATTATTTGGGGAAAAATTAACTAATGTTATACAGATAATCATTAAAATGAGAATAACTAAACATACGACACAATATAACGGCCAGCCTAATGACATTATTATTAATGATAAAATCGCAAGTGGAGACCGTTGTCTATCTGCTTTATCTAATATGCTTTGAAGCCAAATAAAGAAGGTACAAAATAAAAAACATCCAGCAAAGTAAAGGTATAAAAATATCATAATTTCTTAAAAGTAATTTTAGAGTCATTTGCTATTGGCGCATAACGATACGCCGTTGTATGAGGTGAATAAATAGTAATATCCTTAACATTAGCAAATCCAGCTAGGTGAGCTATTAAAGAGTCTGTCCCAATAAATCTGTCTGTTAATTTTAGTAACTCAATAATAACGCCAAGTGGTAATCCGAAATAATATCTAGTTGAGAATATTGGGGCGTGAGACTTCTCTTCTTCTTTTGAGCCGACAACAATAGGATAAATTTTGTCTTTCAACCACAAGTTACTAATTACGTCGTTAATAATATTTTGACCCATTTTTCTTTTTTTACCTTTAGAAAATGGATGAATAACTGCAAAGGAGCCACGCAAATGATTTTTTATTTTTAAAGCCTGAACTTTATCTTCTAAAGAAGTATATAAATCGCAAGGATATTTATTTCTTGGAACCCCTAAATCATCGCAAATTCTTTCAATCTTATGTTGGGCGTTATAGGAATTGGTTAGGTTATAAAATATTTCTGGCATGGTTTGAATCTCAGAAAGGATTACTTCGTCATATCCAACCTGCTTCCATTTTTCTGCCAAAAATATCATCTTTAAAAATCCAAAACCGAGATAATAAACAAAAGGATTCCAATATTTTGGATTTTTTCCAAAAAACGAATACACTTCATTAATATTGGGGTTTTCTTTAAAAATCCAGCGACAATCATCCAATACGAGAAGGTCAATTATGTCATTGGGATGCATTTCGCGATATTTTTTTAAAACACCCGTAAGCATGACACAATCACCCATACCGTGAAGGAAAATTATTAAGGTTTTTTTCATTTAATTTAACGGATTTTCTGGACACATTCATTTTCCCACGATTTCCACATTTTATCTGCTATTTTTTTTTATCTCTTTAATAGGGACAATGTGTCCAGATGGGCGTTCTTTACCAATTACAAGTTTAAGTTTCTTTATCTTCACAGCTTATTTTCTTCCTTCGACGAGTCTAGTTCAAAAGTCACGGGGCCGACCTCAAGCTTGGCAAACATTTCTTTGGCTTTATCAGAAGCTCCTTGACTTGGTCGTAATAGGGCAGCTAATTCCTTTGGATAGTCAAAATATAGGCAGAACGAATCCGTTCCAGCATATGACTTTCCTACCTGACGCTCTAGAGCCTTTCCGAACTCGCGGAGAGTAGCGAAATCTTTCTTCTCAAATGTTAATGTAACTTTCATGACTGATAATGTATACCATCCGTCGCGGGAATGCAAGCAGGAAATAGTTTATTTAAAATTTCTTTGTCTCTTTTTTCCTCTTCCAAAATTGATTTTTGTCTTTGTTTAAAATCTATATCGGACAGGGCATGACAAATCATTTTTTGTTCGGTGATACTCAAAGGATTTATTTCAATTTCACTTATTTTTACATGTGAAAAATGTGAAAAATACTTTTTTCCTATTTCGTAAAAGCCCCAAATTAAATGATATTCTTTGCCGTTCATTTTTGCTATCCCGTTATGACTGCCAGAGAAAGACCATTTGTCATGATTTTCAAGAGATAAATCATTTAAAATTTCCCTAGCGATACATCCAATTTTGGGAATTGGAGGCGGTGGGGGAAGTGCGTCTTCAACGCGTGCAACATAACTAAAAGGTTCATCCCATAGGAATGAAATACTACTCCATAATTTATTTAGTGAAACCATATTAGACCTTAATCTTTAATTTCCCCAATTCAAATGTCAAACCCTGCAAACGTTGGGTCTTTCGTTCGATTTCAGGTGCCAAGTCTTTGATTCGCTTGGCAAGACGGCGACAGCGACTAATTTTACGGTTTTGGATATGTGATACATTCATATTAAAATATTAGCTGATATTACCAACAAAGTCAAGTTATTTCTTCCGCGCCCCAATTTTCATCAATTTTTGCCATAAACTCTACAGAGACCAGTTCCATCGATACTTTATCGTTAAAGGCGTAATAATCTCCTAATTTAATCAATGTTTTAATGCGGGGTATTTAATCTTGGATTTCGTCACTTTCTAATTCCTCTCCATTAGCATACGCTTTAGATTCAACTAAACAATAATGAAAATAGGAAGGTATATTATAAAGCATTTCTTCAAAAGTCTTGCCTCCCCACATTCCATTAAATAAGAAGAAAAAGCAACTAAAAAGCAATTTATGGAATAAACTGTTAGCCTTCATTGATTCCTGCGTTGGTTTTCCAGAGGAGGGGTCTATCTCCGTTAATGCCACTGTGCTATTCCACTGATATACAGTTTGTTTGGTTCTATCGTCCATACTGGGAAGTTGGGCAAAAAGATAGAAAGGAACTCCCGCTTTTAAAAGCGCGGTTGTGGCTTTCATGGCGGCTTCGAATTTTTTTCTTTCTAGTGGCAACAACGAATCAATGAAATTGTCACGTTCGACATTGATATCGTTTTGTTTAGCCTCTAATTGTTCTAGGTTAGGAAGTGACATTTGGTTTAAATTTTTGTATTACTCGCGGGTCAGAAAGATTTTCATTATCAAACATTTTTCTATATTGTTTGAACCCTCTATAATTACCACTCCAGTCTGAATTATTCTGCGCTTGGGCAACGTGTTCAGTTGGGGAAAGGTGTTTGGGATTTCCACCAAATAATCTATCACAAAGTTTTATGTCAGCTTCGTAGTCGTCTTTGCCTTCAAAATTATTGTAACTGACGCGGGCGCAACGGGCGATAGCAATTTTCTTTTTTGCATCATCTACGGAAATCATATGCAACTGAGGATAAGTAGCTGCATCATTAAGATATTTATTAAAAAGTCTATCTTCATTAATTTTATCTCCAAATGGAATATGCCAATCCCCTTCATTCAGATATTTGGGTTCTGAAGCATTATAAGCTTCTAACATCTTATAAGCCAATTCTGCAATATGAATTTCAGCGTCCTTATGGGCGCGTAGAGCAAAGAAATTTTCAAATTCAGTAGCCGAAAGGATGACCTTGTGCCACATAAATGGTTCTAGCAACCTATTTCGAAGTTGTTTGGTGACTGGAAATCTAAAATCTAGAGCAGCATCTACCGCTTTATCTCGTGCATTAAGCCAGTCTTGAATACATAACTTATCTTCATTAGCCTCATAATATTCAGTGCCCTGCATCCCCGAATGGTCTTTTTGAAACTTAGTTGGGATAAATGGGTCAGTTTTAGCTCTCTCTAACATTTTCTCAAATGGAATAGCGCGACTAGAGGCACTATTTTTTGAGAGTGACCTGTGAGTATTAAGCTCACTTAATATAATTCTAGGAAATTCAAGAACGAAAGTCGTTAGGCGATTTCCTACTGGGTTGAAACTATCAGCGATGATGGAGGCTTGGATTGGCATATTTATATATTATTTTGTATTTCTTATTTTGTCAAGGTTTTTATGTCATTGGATTCATTTTCTTAATAACATCCATAGTGGGATTTTCTTGGGCTTTGGCGGCGGATTTTCACTGTTTTATCATTTTATCGGAAGGAGTAGTTATTATTTCTACTTTTGATAATTCCTCTTGTAATTTACCTTGCATTGCTGCGATAGGCCCATTGATAATAGCTGTAAGTTCTTTATCACTCAGGGGTTCACCAGATTGGGTATGATGGGCAAAAATACCGAACTTGTTTTTGGGTACAGGAAAGGTAACATTTTTATCCCAATTAATTTCGTCCCAATTATCTTGGACAGTTTTAAAACTTTCTTGGCGTCTTTTAGAACCTTTTGACATAATTTAGTGGGGTTTGGGTTCGGGTATTTCTCAATGCCGCGTATTCTGCTATTTTACGAGCCTTGAATTCCTCGGATTTTTTGATTTTTTTATCTGTTTCTTCTTTTATATCAAGAATGATTGCCTTATCAACGTTAAGTTCGAATTCTAAAACATCAGGACATCCATATTCATCATCAGGGACTTCGGTATAACCAAAACTTCCACCATAGACCCCCCTTACATGTTCGGTCATATTATCTGGCTTAATAAATGCCCATAAACGATTCAAAAGACTAGATTTCATAATGCGCTCCTATAAGTGGCGTAAGGATTTAACCAATAGGGGTTTATTTTTTTAAAACCTTCTTTAATAATATCCCAACATTCACCCACACTAACTGAATTATGTCGGTCAAACTCATTATCTGGTTGTTTGTCATATGGACACGCTATGTATACTTCCTTATTAGTAACCTCAACCTTAGTCATTAACGTCATTACTAATCCTTCGGACAATGATTCGTGATAGGCTCCAGCCTCAAAAAAGTATTCATTCCAAATTCTGTTTTCTGACTGTAGAACCATAAAGCAGCGCGAATTGTCTTTTTTAACTAAAACAGTGTTCCTACCAACTGTATGTTGCGGGTTATACAAATCCATATCGCCCTTATCTGTGAAGAATGGAGCATATATTTTATTAACTAATTTGCCATTTCCGGCGATGACCCTACTTCTGAAAGAAAATCGATGGTTGTGAATTTGGGTATTGACCTTCTGACATTGGAGACGCTGTTCCGGCCATACATTCAATCGTGTGTTAGGTTCAAAATCCAATTGAACGAAACCATTTCCATGATAGCGAGGAAGGATGTTTTCCTTTATGCAATTCAAATATAACTTATCAAATTCTAGAGTAATTTTCATAGTTTATTTAAGTAATTCCGAAATAGTACTAGCGCATTTCCAGCCATTAAGACACCAATTTCCTTGTTTATTTTCCCAAAATACACGCCTAAAACATTCAAAAGTAGTATCATAAAAAATCATCCTGCCTTCACCAATATCAGCTACAAATTCGCATGTTGATACAAGGTCTCCAGCCCAAATATCTTTAGTGACATCTCCTAGTTGAAATTTGGTTTGCATGTTTTACTTTTAAAGCCTATTCTTTCGGCCATTTCCACTGGATTTGCCCACCCAAAATCAACGCGAAATTTCTTACCTCGACTGATAAGATACTCTATAGCATTAACATATTCAGTTAGTTCTTCTTCTGTGAATATATAGGTCGCGGGATGATGGATTGCATATGCTGGTTTTTTAATCATATTAAAGTCCCTTGGGCAACGGACGTTTTGGAGCCTTCATACTAGATAGGAGGTCTTTTAAAAATCTCACAAACTGTCTATGATTGGTTATTGGCCTTCCATAGGTTGTACCACTCAAAAATTTATCATCTACAAAGATATTAACCCTATGAGTATTAGCAAAAGGATTTGTATTCTTGTTGCCATTTTTCGCAAAAGAATTAATTCGGCGGCGGACTTGCAAAGCCGTCAAACCCTTTGGCACAATATAGGGACTATGAAACTGATGAAGATTTTCCATGTCGCGCTTTGTCTTAAAATATTCCTTTCGGAGATAAGTAAGCAAAACTGGATTTTCTTTTAGCCAATTTTGGGTAGATGCTTCTAAATTTTCTAATGTTAGTTTCATAGGTCTGAGAATTTTTTAATTGTTAGTTTGTTATCTTTAATTAATAAATATTGGTTAAGATGGCAGTCGATATCTATATTTTGCCAAATATTTTCATCAAACGAACCCTCGGTACTGTGGGGTAAAATATTAGTATGGGAACTATGCCCAACTACCTGCGGAAGTCCTTCAATCGGTTCAAATTCCGTATCAAAATCCAACCAGTCCAATCCACCCACTGATTGACTACCTCCTCTACCATATCCAGCGCGGTACATCCAATGTCTTCCATTAGCAGAAAGAGATATTTCGGCCTGTTCTACCTGTTCATCCAACCATTTAGAAAGACTTATTTTATCTAATTTTTGGTTTGGAGGAAGGAATGAGGGGTGAAGACCCGCGTGGGATAATAGCCGGTCGTCCAAAAACAAATACCACAAAAACTTTTCCCTGATTGCTGGCATAAAAGACCCAAATTCTTTGGTAATTAACTTGTCCTTCCACCTATAATAACCACTACATTGAGTGTGCTGAGTATAACCCCACAAGTAACTTATATCGTGATTGCCGATTGTGGTAAAGAAGTTTGGCTCAAACAAATACTTTTTGAGAAATTTACACGTTTTGATGGCGTCTTCTTCGCTATTATGACTAAAACTATCGAAAAAATCGCCGAGACAAACTACTTTATCGTAATTTTCACGCTTGAGAATTGTCTCTAGTTTATTAATCTCCTGATGCGGGTCGCTCAGGACAAGAATCGTCTGGTTTTTACTTGAAAGTTCCATCTTTTAATCTTAACAAAGTGTTAGAAAAAAGTCAAGCCTTAATAATCACCAAATTTAACGTCCGGTTGCGCGGCAAAACTTTCGGCTATTTCTTTTTCAAAAATCTTCTCGGCGGTTCTGCAAAGTTCACCTTGTTGTTTCATTCTTTTCCAATTTATGGAGTATTCGCTTTTTAGCAGCGATTCCTTCATATACCTCTTGAGCCAAATAATCTTTTCGTAGACCTTTTTTTCTTCTTCATTTAGATATTGGGGTATATAAGTTTTTGCCGTGTCAAAGTCAAAATGGTCAGCGCGGCATTCGTCGCAACTATGTCCATTACAAGAAGAACCATGGCACTTTTTGTCAGTACATCCAATAGTAAATACATCACAGAGGTCACAAAATCGAATAGGGTATTTGCCCTTCCACTTCTTACCACAGTCAAATATATCGTCTAGTAATTCTTCTTCGTTCATAATTAAGTTTTAGGTACCAATGCCAACTCTGTATTTTCGGGGAAAACATACCCACATCTTAGCAAATAGTCTTCCATTATTTCTATCATTTCTTGAAGGTTTTTCTCGTCTTCCACGAGGATTTCTACATCATAAGGGATTTTATCATCGAATTCCGATGGTTCGCTGCGATAACATAGTGCGTGTTTAATCATATTATTATTGTAGGTGTTAACTTGATAATTGGCATAAAAATCACCCAAGGAACGGCATCATACGGTAAATATCGCCCCTGAAGAGTGGCTTCCCAATGTTCTTCTTCAATTTCTTTCATGCGAGTGAGAATATTATCAAATTCTACATCCTCATTCCACCATTGTAATGTCCCAGATGGTAGGGGTGTTGCTTCCAAAGGGATATTTTTTGGAATTTTATTATTGCGACAAATACGATATGTCAGTCGATATTTCATACAAATGCCGAAGCGATTAATAAAACTAGTCCTAGCAAACACGAGTAGGGAAATAGAAATCGGTTTTCTGAAATATTCATCAGTCCATCCTCTAATTGGAGATACTGTCGTTTCAGGTCTTGTAGGTCTTTAATCAGTTGGTTCATAAATTATTAAGGTTCAAATTCTTTCTTTAAAATTTCATAGTCGCGCTTTCTTTCGGCTTTGGCATAATCATCTTTAGAAAGTCCCACTCCACCATCTTGAAGTCTTTCGCCATGATGGTCTATAGGTTTCCAATTTTTCTTTTCCATTATCGCCGCGACTTGCTCAAAGCTAATAGGATAAAAGTTATGGCAGTCAACCCCCACATCAATCGCTCTAGCGTTGGGGTCGTCTGGCAAACTGCCGTGGCTATGAGCATAAAGATTATAGCTTCCATAATGACTGCGATTCCATACGCGAAAAGCGTAATGCGACAAAACGATAAATTGACCGTTAATAGTAACTTCCGCGTAATCTCCTAAATAATTCACCTTATTAAGAACAACATGTTTGGCAAAATTTCTCAATGACTTGTCGTGATTACCAAAAATAATATTAATGGTTCCATTAAGCCTAGATAAAAATCTAGCCACTTCTGATTCACCACCAAAGACAAAATCTCCTAAAAAAAATCCAACATCGTTAGGTGATACACGGCTATTCCAATTTGTGATAATAGTCTCATTCATTTCTTCGACATTCTTAAATGGACGCTTAGAATAGGTCAAAATATTAACATGGTTAAAATGAAAATCTGAACTAAAAAAATACTTCATATTAAAATAATAATATACTTTTATTAACAAGTCAAGGATTTATTTTTACTTTATCTCCGTTTTTTAATTCACTAATTTTGCAATAACGCTTATAAGGATTTACCCCGTGTTCCTCTTCACCCACGTCGGCGCGGTGCTCCCAATCATGCGGGCAATGGAATATAAACTGCAACGTATTCCTGATATTAACAAAGAACGGGTTAGTTTCTTTGGCTGAATAAATCCATTTTATGAGTTTATTTTTCATGCTGAAGTCATTACTAAGCCCATATTTTTAGCACTAGAGATTTCTATTGGAGTAAAAAATGCTCTATCTCGGTCAAACAAAACTTCTCTTCCCCAATATACCTTATCAGCTAGATATGTTTTAGAATATCTCAATTTTTTCCTTCTTGGCATAGCTTCCATGTAGTTTTTACGCTTAACAAACTTAATTCTACAACCCATTAACGAAGGAGTAAAGTTATTAGTATATCTAATATAAGCTTGAGGTATTTTATTAATATCATCTGAGAATTCGTGGCTCATAGAGACGGATTCAGGACTTTTCCCATTTTTATCGTAATATTTGTTAATTGTCCAATTTAATCTTCGCAGTAAATCTGACATATAACCAATATTATCTCACATTTCAAAATTTGTCAACTATTTTCTTTTTTTCTTACAATAATTCTATATAATAAATTGATTAAAAAATTTATGCAATATATGAACCCAAATACCACCCCTAACCTCTTTGAACGGGATAAACAGAAACTCGAAATTATTACAATCTCGGTGGGATTTGATGATATTTTAGATGTTACAATTAGTGAGAATCATACTCAGTGTGACCATCTAATTATTGTTACAACACACGAAGATAAAGCCACCCAATCAGTTTGTAGGAAACATGGAGTAACTTGCGTACCAACTGATGTAATTAATCCTTCACCAAATGAGTTTAGGAAAGGAGCCGGAATAAATAGAGGATTTGACTTTTTGAGATATTACGGATGGAGACTTTACTTGGACGCAGATATCTTTCTTCATAATAATTTTAATAGAATATTATTTAATCATACTTATTTGGATGAATCTGTCCTTTATGGATGCGACCGTATTAACGTTTCTGGGTTAAAAGAATTCGAAGATATTAAAAAACGCCTAGACAATAATCCTCAACATGCGTATGGTTATTTAATTAATCCAAGTCATGGTGGAACTTTTGGAAGTCGTTATGTTGATGGTTACGATTTATTTTGTCCTATTGGGGCATTTCAACTTTGGCACGCGAGTCAGCAGAAGCCATATCCATCTTCAAAAAATGAAGCAAGTCATGATGATGTAAGTTGGGCTAAACTTTGGCCCAGAAGCAAAAGGCAATTATTGCCTAGCACATTTGTTTATCACCTCGTACCAGAAGGAGAAGTGGTTTTTGGAGCAAATTGGAAGGGTAGGACACAACCCCGAATAAAATAATTTTGTTATATTTTCCTTAAAAGTTCCGCTGCTGCTCTACGGCTTATATCAAAATTTGCCGCTACTTCGCTGGCAGAAGCTCGATTAATAAATTCTGTTTTAGATATCAATTCGCTATTAAATTGCTTCTCATTAGACCAACCTTTTGGATTAATAATACGTAGACCGAGTTTTTCGGCCCAATCTTTGCCAGTTTTTTTTGTACGACTCATAAAAAAGGGGTTAGAATTAATCTTCTTCTCTGATATATTCTGCAAGTTTTTTAGCCGCTTCGACATATGCCACGCGAAGTTTGTGAAATTCAGGGTCTTTTATCTCTTCAAACCTAGAATAATGCCTAAAAGCATAATCAAAGCCTTCATTATCAACACATTCTTGAATAAATTTTAAGTTTTTTGCATTCATATTATTGAATATAGAGAATTTTTCGGGGTTTGTCAAGAATTATTTAAATTTTAAACAATGGGCCATTTCCCATGGATATAAAGAAGGTTTAAGTATAGAAAGAATCAACCCAGATGGAAATTATTGTCCAGAAAATTGCGAATGGATAACTAAATCTGAAAATTCAAGTAGAGTTACGTCAGGTAGAGACGCAAAAATCCATTTTTTAACTGAAGAAAATATTCAATTAAAAAATAGGATAAAAGAATTAGAATTATTACTTAGGTAAAAAATAAAACCAATCGACGTGAGCCGCGTTTTTTACCGCATATGAGGCGGGAATAGGTCTAGGCTCCTGATGAAAAAACAGGGGAACTAACCCCACGTCTTCTAATTTTTTATTTCCGCGCTTGCTATTGATATCTTTATTCACGAGCATTAAATTTTCAAAATTACTTTTGCCTCCATGGGAGCGGGCAATTTTGTGTTCTATGTTAAGTTTGGAATACGGCAGACGAACCCCGCTATAACCACAGATTCCTTTTTGTTTTTCAAAAAGCACTGTTTTCGTAGGGCGAAATTTCCGAAGAGGCATTTTTGAATAGGACGTAACAATAATCGAGGGCGACCTTATTTGTATTTTCGCGCCGTGAATAACTTGGTCTATTCCGTTACGGATAGGTACTTCTAACCATTCTTCAAAAGAACAAGCTTTAAAACCAATAACATTATCAAAATCCCAAGACCCATCTTCTTTTTTGCCATATTCAATATTAATGGCTTTGGCAGCAGGACGTTCTCCATCCGAAGAACTATTCATTGCAACCACGGCTTGGCGCGGACTAGTTTGGCCAATAATTTGATACAACGCGTTCAAGACCAGTGTGCTGGATTTATTTAAAAAATCACTCATATTCTTTTAATAATAAATTATTTTTACCCATTTGTCAATACCAAGGTGTAATTATTTTCATGAATATTCACGCTCACCCAACGAAGAAAATTGGCGTTTTGCCTCGTCCAGCACACGTTAAAACCTGTAAATTAGCCAATTATTTAAATATTGGGATGATTCCAACTCCCCCCGCATCTTATGATTGGGGTACGACCGCTCCAAATTCTCTTCAAATGTTCATGAATGATTCCATAGGTGACTGCGCGGTAGCAGCTTATCTTCATCACAAAGAAACAGTTTTGCAAACTGCTGGTTTGGGAGTTTCATTTCTTGACCCTGTTGCTTTGGAAGTTTATGAATGGGCAACAGCCGATGAAAATGGCGGACAAGGATATAATCCAAAAGCAGGTTCTGGCGATAATAATCCAACCGATACTGGTTTAGTACTAGTGAGTTTTTTGGAAGATTTAAGGACTCGTGGATTGATTTATGCTCATGCCGAAGTTAATTTAAATAATGCCAAAGAAGTTGCAGCCGCGCAATATTTATTTGGTGGACTTTATGTGGGAGTTGCACTTCCTGTTTTTGTTCAAAATCTTCAGAATCTTTGGTATATTCCAACCACCGCTCAAAACTTAGGAGACCCAACAAAAGGAAGTTGGGGCGGGCATTGCATTTATACTCGTGGAATTACGCCAACGACTGGAAATACTATTTTAACGAGTTGGGGAGAAACTATTCAAGCAACTCCACAATGGATGCAAACTTATCAGGATGAGGCTCATATTATTGTTCATAAGCATTCAGCCGCAGCTTTTGATAAATTAGCTAGTGCTAATTTTGGAATTAATGACCTTATTGCCGACCTAAATGAAATAAAAAAATAATTAGATATTTCTACTTAAATTTTATTATTTATTAAATTGGTAATAGAGTATATTCCAGTCATATACTATATTACACTGTTTTACGTTTTTTAGCCGATATTTTGTGTTAATCTGACATTTTTCTCACTAACTGGATGTGGCGATGTGTTAATAATCGCTGCCCAAACCCGCTCTCAATGGAAAACATTATCCTCAAGCTGTTTTGGTTGCATCTACCTTTTGGTACAAACGAGTTTTTAAGACTCTCCCATGGCTGTTTTGATGTATCGAACTTCCTCTAATATAGGACTTTACCCATATCAGCGTCAGAATATTAACGTAATAATTCAATTTACACCATCCATCAAAATTTGTCAATTATTATCTTCAATATTATCTCCCCACCAAAAAACATCCGATTTGCTACCAAAGAAATTAGCTCCACCAAGTTCTATACTTAATTGCAAATTAGTATTATAGGTAAAATTAAAATAAGGAGGCATTTCATCTACTTGTAATGTTACAAAAATACACTTCTTGGGGAGTTTATATGATGCAGAATTAATCGTTATTGGCGTTTGAATCATGCCGTGATTTAATGCTACGCGGCAGGTCTCGCGGAGACCATCCAAATATCCCTGCTCATAAGTATGTTTCGGGTCAACGGTTGTTTTGCTACATCCCGCAAATAGCAGGACGGCAATTAGTAGTATTATATTTTTCATATTTATTTTTTAATCATGAATTTTTTAATGCGTTTTAAAAAAGCATCCAGATTTTCATTTTCTTTTACAATGTGGTCGTGGTCGTAATATGCTCCGTCGCCCTTGGTATTAAAATCTAATTCTTGGACTTCACAAGGAATATTCGAAAATTTCAGGAATTCTTTTATACCTTCAAATTTGTAAGAGAGTTTAGTATGATAATCGTCTCCTTCATCAAACTTTTTTCCGTCAACAAAAATGATGTAATACGCATCATATGACACATCCAATGTTACTAATGTTAATTTCATAAAATTATTATTTTCAAGGAATTTTTAAATCGAATTTAGGTACTTTTACGTTTTTATCAGGCTTTAATTTTTGTTGGTGTATTTTGGATAATTTTTCTCTCAATTCATAAACCTCTAATGCCAAACCAATTACCAGATTATCTCCCACTAAATCACGCCATTTTTCGCCATACCTTAAGGCTTCACCACCGCCATTTTTCCAATGTTGGACAGTATATTTTCCATCGCAGATAGTCACTTCCCAATCAATTTCTTTTTCGGTAACGGGTTCCCATGGACTTGGACTGACTATACATCCACATTTAAAAGTCTCTGGATTAACAATTTGTTTACAACGTTTGCATTTCCATTTCATTTGTCAATTATCGTTTCACCATCTTGAGCATAGTTCCATCCTTTTGGGAGATTTTTGCCAGTTTCTTCCATAAAACGCTCGTTCATGGCATCAATAATATCTGATTCGGCGGGGCCGAAGTCGGCATGATGACGAAACCATTCTAAGTATTCTAAATTAGTTGCTCTTTTTCTCATAATTATTTATCAAATCCCAATTCAAGACTATATTCTGCTTCTTCAAGGTAATTTTTCTCTTTTTCCAAAAAGTTTTCCGCTCGTATGACTTCTTCCTTTAATCGGGAATATTCTTTTTCTAAATTAGCCTTTTCTTGCTCAACTATGGCGTAGGATTTTTTATATCCTTCTTCAAGATTTGTTTTAGCTTCACGGAGTTTAGATTCGGCGTCTTTTACGTCGATTTTAGCTCGGACAACTCTGGCTTGTTTGTCGGTCATGATTTCCTCCAATTAGGATACTCTGGATACTCTGATTGACTTCCTAGAGTGCTATTACCCATTAGTCGGGTAGGGCATAATCGGCGACTACAACATTGCCATTTTTGTTCCATAGTTTTCAAAATTAGCGTTGCATTGTGGGCAGCAGCCTTGTATTGCAGGGCATCCATTTGGATGAATCGGACAATTTCCGTCACCATCGGTATCTAGTTCGCATCCTTTCATAATCATAAATAAGGGTTTTCCTCTTCGCAGATTGGGCAGATTTTCCAATTATTTGCAGTTAAACCACAGGGGGCTTCGTCAGTTTTAAATGACCATCCTCCCGCTTCGGGAAATGATTCGCGACCGCAAAAAAAAACTTCCTCTCCAGCAGCACGACTCCAAAAATGGATATGTTTACACCATTTAGGCTTATTGCCGGATAAGTCTTGTTTAATTAATTGATTAATTGTCATTTATAACTTTCCCCCGCTTCTTGGGTTGGTTGACCGCATGTTGGACAGAGTAACGCGGAATTAACATCACGTTCCGATTCATAAGAATAATCGCATCTAAAACACTTCCAAATTATCCTATGTTCATGATTTCTTTCCCACTGGTATTGAAAATCATCATCCCTACCATAATCTTTATAATCGTAACTCATATATTAAATTCCTCAATTTCCCCATCAGGAAATACAATCATACCTTTTTTCTTTACTTTTTTAGAAAATCGAACTGTACTCCACGTTCCAGACCTTAACTGTTCTTCTTTTTCTTTCGGGGCCGCAATTAAGAAATCACAATTATTAACAATATCATGATTTCTTTCAAGGTAGGGTTTCGGAATTAGTTGTATATCATACTTACAGAAGGCTCTATGAGCCTTAATATTGGGTACATGCCCAAATGTTTTGATTTTTTGAAAATTTTTATTTGCATTTGCTAAGGTAATTAGGTCGTAGAATTCGCGGTCGCTTCCAGAGCAATCACCGCTATGACTTTCTGTTATATAATGTTCGGCGATAAAAAGGGCAACTTTTAGTAATTGCATGGGTGTCATTCCATCGCGGGTTCCAGTAAATCCTAGTTTCATAATTATTTTTTTAAAAAAGCAGAAATTGTTTGTTCCTGATTCTTATTTCTAAAAGAAATACTTGGTCGCCATGGCAAACAGCCCATCGTCCAAAGTGTCGGCAGATGCTCTTTTTTAGTTACCTCAGAAATGTTTGAAATACCTATCTGTTTTGATTCAAGGGCTTGTGAAACTATTTCACCTTTATTTGCGCGAAAAGCAGACTCAACACATTTATATGGGTCTTCGTCATAAAGGTTTTCTACTACAATTTCGGTTTTAATGGTGATTTTCGCTCGAATCAGTTTGGACTTCATATCCTTATGATTACATATCCTTCAAAAAATGTCAAGCGCAAACATCAATTGAAGAGACCCATATGGTGTGCTGCAATAAATATGTACATGAAATTTCCCATACCATAATATCCCCTTGGTAAAGTTCTTGGCCCTTGTCGTCGTATTCGCCAAAAAATTGTTGAACTACCGCTGGTACAAAATTAAAATCCCAAGGGGGAATCCAAATTTTATTATTGTCCCAGATAATCATATTGTTCACATGATGAACATAAAAATGCCCCGAAGAGTCGGGGTATCGGTAAGATTGGTCTTGTTCACTAAATAACCTTATTTTTTTGATATTTTTCATATTATCAATAATAATACTATTTTCTTTTTAAGTCCATAAGGTGTTTCCCCCATATAAAAAAGTGTAATTTTTATTATGAGCAAATCCATTGGTGATTTTTGGGAAAAACATAAGACCCTCGCACAGATTATTGCGATTCTAGGGGTCGTTGCTGGTATTTATGGCAACCATTACGAAACTTCTCAAAATTCAGATATTATTCAAGGCCAGAATAATTGGATGAAAGACGTTATTAAAGAACAAGCGCGGGAAATCCAATCATTAGAAATTTCCAACGCCGTTCAAGAACAGCAAATTTGTGATTTGAAGGAATTTTATTTAAATAAAAAATAAAAATTAAACACCTTCAATTATCTGATTGACAGCCGCTACCACCTTTTTCTTATCTGTGCAATACAGTCCAGCCGACGAGAAAGACGTTAATTCTCCTAACCAAAAAGAATTATCTCCATCTTGAAAAATATCCACACAGAAAATGGGGTCAGGATAATATCCAACTTCCAGAATTTGTTTGCATTTTTCAGTAGCTCCCAAGGGGGCGCTTGGAATTAATGTTTTCTTTCCTTGATATTGGTAAGTAGAACAGGAAATAATATCTTTTTTAGTACAAACAAAACGCCATTCACCCATAATTTTCTTGGGTGTCGAAACGATGACAATATCAGAACTGGAACAATTACCGCCGCCACTAGTAGCGTTATCCCAAAATCTATCAAAGTCTTGTAAATCAAGTAACTGGGCTTGAAAAGTCTTTTCGCCGCTATCAGGACGAATAAAGATTAAGGCTTCCCTACCGAACTTTTGATAATAATCAAATTTGAATTCTTTTAAATTACCAATGAATGTAAATTCATTAAAATCATTAAATAGCAAGTCTTTAAAATAAGGATAATATGACGAGCAAAGATACTTCTCCCATGAAGAATATGCAACAGGATGACATCCTTTGGGAAGTCGGCTGGCAATATTTTTAGTCATTTGAATAGAACCCTGTACGATAACAAGGTCATTTTCCTCAAATCCTGATGGGTCGAAATCAAAGTGATTATTCTTATCAATAACAAAACAATACCGCCCCGAATCGCGGACGGCTTGAATAAGGTCGCGGTAGTCTTCAGAATCAGTGAAATTTTCTATGATATATTTAACTTTCATACAAGAATGTTAACGTAATTATTAAATAATGTCAAGTATAAACAAAGAAAGCCCCCAAGAATTAACTTGGGAGCTTTGGGTATCGGTTTAAATTATTATTGAACGTTCCAGTGAACACCGTCTCCAAAAAAGAAACGGGTTGTTCCCGAAGGAATTGTGAATCCTGATGTAAGTGTTCCAGTGTTGAAGAAAACAATACCAGTAGTAACACCGGATACCGCCAATCCACCACCTTTAGAAGTAATACTTAGTTCTTGTCCAATAACCACTTGTGGGAAAAGACCAGTTGATACACCAGCGCCACTTCCTACAACATAGGAATATCCTCCTACAATTCCACTCATTGAACCAGTCAAGATTAGTGGTGGATTAATATAACTGCCATAATTATTAATACCGCCGCCAGTGTTGAGATTTAGTACGCCGGAAACGTCAAAGGCATATTGTGGGTTGGAATTATTAATACCAAATTGTCCTGCGTCGGTGACTGTTAGACCAGCACCTGATGTATATTGAATGGTTTCTTTTGACATATATACTTTATATTACACAGAAAAAGAATAAAATTGAGAAAATTTTTGAAATAGTTATAATAGACTAATTAATAATAACTAAGAAAGGTAAAAGTTTGGCGGTTCGCAGATATCACGCTTACCAGACGGGTTTTAACCGTCCCAATAGCTTTCCAAGCTACGCTGGTGCCTCGACCAGTTTACGAACCAAAATGGCGGATAAGTAAAGTGCCGACCTCTATCCGTGGTATTAGCACGAATCACCTGCTTTCAAAGCAGAGGCCATCGCCGGATGGCTAACCTATCCAAATTATAAAAAATTTATTTTATCTAAATTTATTTTTGGATTAATAATAGTTTCCCCAATTTCCGTAGTCGCTAGAAATTTCCTAACTTCTTGGATTTTACTTTTATTACCCTCCCCATATTCAATCAACGCCTGCATGGTTTGATGTTCACAAATAAATTTTACATCGGAGGGAATATATTTTTCCCATAGTTTTTTAAATTGTTTATATTTCATAATATTCTAATTCAGCTATTCTTCTGGCCGCTTTTTTATCTACTCGCAAACAACGCCTTCTATGGGTTGTGTCTTTAGATTTTCGCCTTCCAGATATGCCTTTTAAAAAAGATTTACTGCTATACGGTTTCATAATATTATTGGGTAAATTTTAGATTTGTCTTTCTGCAACTCCTTCCACATCAAAACCTGCTGACAAGCATGAATTCCATCGCGGAAATAACGTTGGTGGTCGGGATGGGTTTGTGGCAAAAGGATAAATTTATCCCACGCTTCGACAAGACATTGCATTATTTCTTTTTCCTCATTCATAAATTGGTGAATCCTTGATGGCTCACACACCACAAGCGGTTTGCCGCAGTCGTCTTTCTCATTGCAGACGAGGACTCGTAAATTGGCGGATAATTACCCTCCTGCCGAGTAAACCTTTCGGTTCGCACCGTTTTCGAAACGGGCCTAGAAACTTTTCTAGTTAATTATCCAAATCATTGGTCTCCATCCATTAAAGTTTGTAACGTCAAAGCTGCTAGATTTGCTTTGGTAGGCCGTTCAATACCGCAGATGGGACACATTTTCCAAGATTTTGGAATATCCCTGTGTAATGAGTCCATCCACCAAGAATAGCGCCTATTTCCATCAATATATTCATGGAGATATTTAATATGGTCACACCAAGTTTTCATAAAGCCGCTTGCCAGAATGTATCGACTGCCCCAATCATAGTCCCTGATAAAACCCAAAAATCACCTTCTGCTCGTGGATATGGATTAGGGATAATCTCTACTTCATGTTCTCCCGCTGACAATGGCACTATGATATCTCGCGGTAGACGCATTTTAGATGCATCAATTAAATTTAATATTCTAGTCGTAATTACTTTCATTAATTTAAGCTTAACAAATTTTTCATTCAAAGTCAAGAAAAAAAATGGAGGCTAATCAGGGATTTGTTTCGCCCTGTCTTGTAATTTACGAAATTACTGTGCATACAACACCTAAAAGCCGAAAGTGGAGGACAAGCCGGAATTTACATCCGATTCCCAATTTTACCAAAATTGAATTTTATTACATAAACTACAAGTCCAAAAAATCATAAATTGGTGCTGCGGACAGGAGTTGAACCTGCATTATTCCAATTATGCGCTTCCTCTTTAGGAAAGAGTGCCATTACCGCAGCGTAAAATCGTGCTGACTGTCTGTTGAGTTGGCAATCCCAATTAACGACCCGACAGCTAGGTGGCTCACTAAACGTGGTGTTCGGTAGCGAATCGAACGCGCCTTTGATATCAGCACAAATTATTCGTCGTCCCAACCTTGAGGGACTTTCTTGCCCGTTTCCTTTTCAAACTGGCGGTGCATTTCGTAACGCACATCACCATCGGCAGGGCCAAAATCAGCGTTGATACGAAACCATTTAAGGTATTCAAGTTCTGTTGCTTCTTCCATACTCAAACATTATCATCAATGTCGGATTATGTCAAGCGAAATGGAGGAAGGAGCAAATCCCGCCTTTGACACCCCTTTCAGGGTGCGATGTGTTTAGCAAACACTCCTAGAACCTCGTCTAGTTCACCTTCCATTGTTCAAAGTTTTCTGCTAATTTTACATCTGGATGTCTTTTTGAAGCAGAAAAACTAAGATAAATTTTACTTTTACCGCGAGCCAAATGCAACGGAACAAAATAGACCTTATCATTTGCTGGATAATAAATGGCAAAATAATCTATTTTGCCTTCGTAATCTTTGCTTACTTGCTGTCCCTTAATTTTGTAAGTAGATTTTCCATCAAATTCGATGCTGTTATTTACTTTTCGTCCTGTTTTTGTTTGGATGCGAATTAAATTATTATCGTCTTGAACGATTAAATCTACACCCGTATTTTCTCCAAATGGGAGAAATGCCGTTTTCCCTAATTCCAAAACTTTAGCTAAAACTTTGGCTTCAGAAATACTTCCTTTGCTTTTTGTGTTCATGTCTATCTAGTAATACACTAGACACGTTTCATTGGGAAATTGGTCGCAATGGTGGGACTTCCACCCACAAAGGTCGGAGATTTTAAGTTTCCATGCTCTTGTATTCGCTGTCAACCCACATTGCGTTGAAATTGGTGTGTTCTTTCCCACCGTCAGCAGCCAAGGGAGCGGCTTTACCAGCCATCCTCGGTATCGTTTTGTGCGAACGTATATTGGTGCGCCCCCTCGGTAATGCTCCGAGTCCTATCGGGTAAGAGCCGATTGCTTGCCACTATTAGAGCTTGGAACGCAGTAAATGGTTGTCGTGACAGGTGCCGACCCTGCTAAATTCTCCATGTAAAGGAGATAATCATGCCGATGATACTCACGACAGTAAAATGGATGCCTGTGATGGTGCTGCCCCATCGCCTCGACTTTCAGAGAGTCGCGAACTACTGTTATTCAGAACAGGCAATAAAATTACTTTTCTTGTAATGATTCAGAATGACCGCATTGTGGACATTTCCAACATCTAACAAGTTTTCCTTCTGAATAATGAGTGTATTCTGTTTTAATATTTTCATCAACAAAATCAACAGACTCACCCAATTTTAAATTAATTTTGCAGTATTTACATTTTTTATTTTTCATAAATTTAAAATCTCAACAAAAAGGTTAATTCTTCGCTGAGAATCCAAGGTATATTACTACCCTTGAAAACCCCTATGGTGCACTTTAACCATTCCCCTTGCAAAAAGAACAAGCGTTAAGGGTACTAAATCTCTCTAATCCACTCCGTAACTGGAATAAATTTTTCACATTTACAATTAGGACATTTTTTAAAAACCTCGTCTAAATTAAAAATCTCAGAACATCCTATGCATTTTTTGAAATTTTGCAATCTTGGTTTAATTTTGTAATAATCTTTGATTTTCATAAAATGGAGCCAAGCCTCGGTAATGCTCCGAGTTCTCTCGATTACAAGTCGAGTGCATCACTTTGTATGCTTGCAAGGCGAAATTGGTGCATCCTGTCGGAACTGCCCCGACATCCCATTCCTTAAGAGGGAAGGCTCTATCTCGCTGAGTTAAGGATGCAAAATTATTAATATATTATTTAATTTCTAAATTATCTAGAACTTCTATTAGTTTAACATCCAAAATTTGGGCATCATCTTCTGTTAGAGAGCGGTCATAAATCAAACCTTTCGTAGGAGAACCGTATCTCCAATCTTTCCAGTATTTTTTACCATCTCTATCTTGCCAAATTGTTGTTCCACCGTCACGAATTGTATTAATTTTCTTAACCAAAATTTCTTGCATATTTTTATTATGAATGAAGTTTAGATTTTTGTCAAGGAGAAAAATGGTCCCAGTAGAAGAAATTGCATCTTTAACTCCGAATGACTTATGAAATCACCGTTCCACTCTGGATTACTGGGAAAAATGGTGGACATTTCGTGTTACGCTCACGACTTTCAACTTTTTCAGAGTTGCACTTTCACTAGATTAGTTTAATGTCCTTAAATTTTTAATTTATTTTCTATTTGGTCAAGATGTTTTCCCATAAATACTAGGATTTTATGAGATTGCTCTCTTGCAGCTTTCCATTTTAGTAAATCTTTTGGCTGAACATAACCCTTAGTTTCTACTCTTAAAATTTTATTGGAATTAGTTAAAATATCAAAATCTACTAAATAAGAATGTTTTTTGTTATCTTCACCAATATAAGGAATTCTTAATTTGGATTTACTCCAATCTAATATCATTCCTTTTTCTTTTAGTTTATCAAAAATAATACAAGCTCGATACTCATAAGACCCCTGTACTCGAATATTATTATATGTAAGCCATTTCGTTGTTCCACCAGAAACTTCTAAATTACCAGAAGAAAACATCTTTTTATTGGTAGCCATACTCGGAATCCCACCGAGAACTAAGGATTAGAAGTCCCCTATGATATGTATTTTCACCATACGGCCAGAAATTATGATGGCATCCCATTTAGGAACACCACCAAACCCAAAGGCTCTATTGCAGAGTCAAATGCAAGGAAGAGTTACTGCGGAAGATATGGTCGGTCTGCGGCGTAACGCTCGCCGTCTAGCTTATTAGGCAGTACCTGCGCCCAAGGCAGGTGGGTTCACTTTTTCCCTACAGACCGATAAATTTGTTTTTCTAAAAATCAATTGATTTGAACCCAGAAAATCGGCCACAGATTTAGCTGCTGTTAGTTCGTCATTAAATCTTTTTGAAAATTGTATTTTTCCTTGTTTTTTAACATTAGCAATCCATTTATTCCTAGACGAACTAAACGAAACATAAAGATATTTAGATGGAAAAACACGACTTATAGGTGTGATTTTTTTAATCCTGTTTCGTCTTGAAAATCTGGAAATATTTTTCCAATCTATGTTATAATAGACGCACCATTTACGTAGGGTATTATCACTTATATTATATTGTTTAGCAATAGTTAAAATGGGATGTATCTTAATTAGAGCAATCAAATCCTCTTTGGATGGTCTTCTCTGCTTTCTTCGGTTTTCATTAGAGCAAATAGCACATATATCATTGTTAGAGTATCCTTTTGATGGTTTCCCACACTCCTTACAAAAATAATATTTTTTATGTTTTTTCCCTGCAAATGTTGATGTCTGACTATGACAATTTGGACAAAGAAATTCAAGATTTTCAATTCTATCATCGTCAGAAACTCCATTTTTATGTTCTAATTGTAAGGAAAGTTTCAAATTATTCCATTGTCCTTCATTTGAGCACTTTGAGCATTTATAAGGCAATAAATTAAATTTAATTAAATATTTTTTAGTACTTACGCGTTTGTGTGGAGAATGTTCCACTAATCTAGTTAAAAACTCGTCCTTTGAAACTTCTTTAGTTAATATCGAAGAATGAAGTCTGTTTAGAAAATGGGAAGAGTCTATATTTAGTTCCTTAATTCTATTTTTACAGGTTACATAGTTTCCACCTTTATTTTCCATCCCAAAAAACTTTAACACTTGGGACATTGTTTGGCTTGTAAGAATTAGTTTCTTAAAATCTGGTTCTGGATATGACCATATGATACTTGTTCTTTTTCGCATATAGTATATTATACACGAATAATGGTGAACTATGAAGTAGGGGTTCGATATAAATTTGGCAGCCCCGATTCGATTTGCACGAATGATGTTTATATTTCGGTTCCAAAGACCGACGCGTTCGACTACTCCGCCACGGGGCAATAAAATTTCGGGAGCAACGTGTTACTAAACTAATCTAGTAGACATGACCCCCATCACCATAAAGGTGAGAAGTAAATTAATCTTGTGGAAACAAAAATTTCGCAAGAGAATCGTTATGCTCGTTGACGATTGTGTTAGCGTGGTCTGGCCACATTGCTTTTCCGAGAGTTACTTCATCTGGAAATCCAAGACATTTAACAACGTCCGCAACATCGTAATCAGTACCGCGTTTAACGATTCGAACGCCCCATTTGTTATGACGGAAATATTGGTCGTTGGTCATCTTTATTTTTTAATAGGAAATTCCAAACAAACCTCTCCTCTATCAGAATAGTATGCTCCATCTGTAATTGACGCCTTAGATTTGTAAGCTTTTTTCTTGGAACGGTCATTCAAAAACTCAGCCAAGCATTTTTCATTATGTAAATGATATTGTTTATCTATCCCATCTGGACCTTTTAGGGTAGCAGCAATGGAATCTTCCTTGTCGTCTTTATCTTTGGTGTCGATTGGACGTTTACAGTTGTCACAAATTGTTTGGATTTTTGCCTCAGCAGTATAAGAAGCGACTGCACTTTTTTGAGTTTCCATTTTCTTGTTGATAAACGACGCCATACAAGCCATATCACAAAATTCATGTTGTTTTTTATAAGTGGCACCATTTGCTTCTGGCTCGCTAAGAAGAGCAACAGATATGTTTTTATGACCTTCTGGATAATGTTGGCCGAGTTCAGCGCCGCATTGGTCACACGCAACTACTTGTCTCGCGAAAGATTCTAAATTATTCATACAACAAGTATTACACGCAAAAATACCCAAATAAAAAGAAAAAATCATACATTATTACCATTTTTGTGCATAATATATTGAATTGAAAATGATACCGACTAACCGTTTTAGCCGTCCTTATGTGCTCCTAAGAAGAGTGTCTCTGTTTATCAGTTTCAATTCACCATAAGGGCGGTAATTATGATTTTTAACGACCTGCCAAAAACCTTCGGAATATATAAATTTACCAACAAAATAAATGGTCGCATCTATATTGGTAAGTCTAATAATCTTCGGTATAGAATAAAACACCATTTAAGAAAAAGTGCTAATCAAGTAATAGATAGAGCTATAAAAAAATATGGATTAGATAATTTTGATATTGAAATTATTGATACATTTGAAAATATTGACAATACGGAACTTCTAGCTTTAGAGACTTCGTATATTGAATATTTTGAATCTTTGGTTGGTCAAAATGGATATAACATTTGCCTGTTTGGTTTGAATAATACAGGGTGTAAAGTTTCAAATGAAACTAAATATAAAATAAGCATCGCACATTTTGGAAAAAAACTTTCTCAAGAACATCGTCGTAAAATTAGTTTAAGTAGTTTGGGTAGAAAGGCTTCGGAAGAAACAAAAATCAAAATATCCATATCCCGTTTAGGAGATAAAAATCCTAATAAAAAATGGAAAGCCTATGGAAATCCGACTTTTAACAAAAACATATATCATTTCCAAAACCGAATAACTAATGAAACTTTTACCGGCTATCAATATGATTTTTATACAAAATACAATCTACGCTCAACAAATGTAAATAGAATTATAAGTGGTAAAGACAAATCATTTAAAAATTGGATATTTTTAGGCCGTCTTTAAACTAAGATTTTTCCTACCCACTTTGTCTGGCAGCGAGTATAAAAGAGAGTTAACTGAAAATTTTTCTCCCTTTAAACCTTCGTGACCATCCAACTCCTTGTGGCTACCCTTTTTAACGTATGCTAGGGTGGCATGAGCATGATAAATTGGATAAGTTGTTTGAATTGAATTTTTAAATTTGTCTTTTAAAGCGTAGTGAAGTTTTTGAGCATCTGGACTAATTACTTCAGCCTTTAAAACATCATAATCTGGACATTCAAAACGGCTTACAGAGCCTAATTCAAAAGCTATAGATTCTTGATTTTCCAGAAAAGCTTTAAGTGGTTCAGTTTCAAAATCAGGGTCAAAACCATAAAGTACCGTTACATGATACTCGGTCTCTTTGCCATCTCCCGCAAGATTACTATCAGAAATATGTTTGTCGCTAAAAGTAGTGAGTTTTTGTGACAAATCTTTGCTAATCATCGCCATTAAACAGCCCTTGGAAACTCCCTCCTTGGCGTAGGCCAGTAAATCAATTATTATCATATATTATTTTACACTTTTAATAGCGGAAAATATTGAAAACATTCAGGCCAGTCAACGCGGGGACAAAAAACAATGGCAATTTCTTGATTATTTAAATTCGATTCGGTAACGATAACGTAGTCTTTTTGAGTCTTTAGCATTTCGAATTCGATATCCCTTACTTCAACAACTACCTTGCGAAAAGACTGGGAGAGCCACTCTTGATAAACGGGGTCATTCCCGAATTTAAGATGCGCCATTAAAACGCCGTGTGCTGCTCCCAAAACTTTATGAGAAGGAAGGGACTTCTTAATACAGATGTACATTTTTAGATTATTTTTCATATCAGCGTCAAACCAGTTGGGTCTTTTAAAGCTTTTACTAAATTTCTGGCTGAGTTTCTAGCATCTTTGCGAGTAGGGATTCTCAAGCCTTCAAGGACACTGCCTTTAGGAAAATGGGTAAGACCTTTGTATGGATTTTTTTGATTTGATTTCATAAAATTTTTGCTGGAAGTTAGTGTCCAGCGGCACTGATGCAATTCGCCTATGCAACTAAGCTGGCCGATTACTAACTCATCGGACCACTCGGAGATTGGTATTGCCGACCAGAGTCGCACTGGCTAGGAATAGCTTGAAAGGCTACTTACTCCACTCTTTGTATTCAGCAACATAAATTATTTTTTATCCTCATATAGAGTGACGTAATTCTTTCCATATTTTTTGATTGTGTAATCTAGAAAAGGCTTCATGTCTTTTTGGAAAATTACTTTGAGTTTTCCCTTAAATTGTGAAATTTTTTCTTTATTTTTAGGGGTTAACCATCCTTTTATCTCCACATATTCGTCGTTAATTTTAAAATCGGGATAAAATTTAAATGTTCTGCCTTCAAAAACATAATCAAATCCAAAAGTATTTCTTGTAAATAAAATTCCATGTTCGATATTGTAAATAACCCAAGCCAATTCCCAAGAACTATTACAATAATAACCTTTATACCAACCCATGTGGCCCCGGCCAGCCTTTTCCCTGTATCCTCCGCGATTAGAATAATCCATTCCCTTCCGTGTGCATTCACGGGAACAAAATTTTCGTTTACCGTCAAAATAATCAGCAAACCTTTTGTGACAATAATGATTTTGATTGATAATATTGGTAGGGTTAGCTGGTTTTGCGCCAATGCGTTTAAACTTTGAGAAAGTTTCGTGCTACTATTACACCATAACCCCATAAAAAAGCCCGCGTTGCTACTTTTACACTATACTGCTACATTAGTCTAGCTTCTTTGTCCTCGACGGACGCCATTTAATGCAACTGTGTATTCGGTATTGCGCCGAATCCTCGGGACGATTGATAGCCAGTGTGCTGCCGCTGCACCAATACCGGCGAGGCCGGTATGTGGGATTCGAACCCACGTCTCTGACACGATTGGACACCAGTGATTCATTAAAGAATTCTCCAAGTTAAAGGCTTGGCATGTTTCCATAGGCTGGTGAAATTTGGTGCAACCGGAGGGACTCGCACCCACGATGGAGCTATTAGCTCACAAGATTAAAAGTCTTGTCCTTTCGCTGCTAAGGGAACGATTGCATTAAATTGGTAGCGCAAGTGGCTTGAGGAACCACAACCTATCCCCTATCAAGGGAGTACTCTTACTCATTTGAGTTACTGCGCCATAAATTAATTAACTCTTTGGTTGTTTTCGGACGACTACTCTTGATGCCTCTCAAGTCGATTCAGACGTTACGGATTCAAAGTCCGTCACAACCTGTCTCTGCCCCGTCTATGCTATTCGAATAACATATTCAGCCTCTTTTCCGTGAGTTAAAATGGTGGGGTGTATAGGAATCGCACCTATGTTACGAAAGTGTCATTCTCGTGTCCTAACTACTAGACTAACTCCCCGAAATTGGTGAGTCCCAAGTTTCTAAACTTGGCCAGTCTCCTATTCGAAGAATGGCTTTTAAGACCCATAAATTGGTCGCGGCGATGGGTACTGCCCCCACACGAATATTCCGATTAAAAGTCGGCTGCACGTTCTTTGGTAGCTTCACCGCGAAAAATTGGTTCCGAACCTTGGTAACGCTCCAAGTCTTAATGGGTAACAACCATTTGTGCGACTTTCACACTCGTAGGGAATAAAAAAAATCAATGCAAATAACCACACCTAGATATTAGGCTACAAGTATATCGAGTCCTTGACGGCTCTTACGAAATCCGCCTTGCATTAAATTGGCTCTAGAGGCTTGAGTTGAACAAGCAGTGCTTTTTAAAGCGGTGGATTAACAATCCACTGAGTTTACCAATTCTTCTACTCTAGAACCAATTTTACTTGCTGACCTCATTTTTGACTATACACTCATTTGCTGGGGAATTTAGCAGCGTGGCGTCCAAGCCTTTTATGTTCCCTCTATCTTATCACTAAGATGCAAAATTTACCCTAACGATTGAATAATTGCTACACGGCCAAGCTCATAATCGCATTATGAAGTATTAACGACAAATCTCCTTCTCTATGTGCGTTTTTAAAATGGACGAAAACGCTGACTACTTACGATATACCCTTTGGGGCCGTCGTCCCATGGGCTAGGGAATTAATTCCCGCAATGACAGACCAAGTAAATTAAATTTTTGTCTTCACTACATTTCAAGTGTAATAACAATATGTGAGAGAAAAAATATTACAATTACGAAAAGAAGGTAAAACATTCAGAGAAATACAAAAACTTGTTCCATGTAGCGCATCAACAGTTTGGTATCATTGTGGAAAAGGCGCAAAGGAAAAACATAGAAGACAAAAAAGGAAAAACTATGCTCGTATTCAAATAGAGATAAAATCTCACTTCGAAGGAAAATGCAAAATTTGTGGATATAATAAATGTTTGTCAGCTCTGGAATTTCATCATCTCGATTCCTCTAAAAAGGAAAAAACAGTATCTAGGTTTATCCAAGCTGGTTCAAAAAGTAAAGCCTATAAAGAAGCAGAAAAATGTATTCTAATATGTGCTAATTGCCATAGAGAATTACATGAAAACGAAAAGCTTATTCGCCATCCTACAATGACAGACCATTAATTTAAAACAGTTTCGCCTCCCTATAACACTATAGACTTTATTTTTTCTTAACCAGCGCGATTGCTGGTGAGGTTACTAAATTGGAGCACTTGGGGAATTTTGAAATCCCGACGTTCACTTTGGAAGAGTGACACTCTGCCTCTGAGTTACAAGTGCATAAATGGATGCAGCGATTGGGATTGCACCAATGGAGTTCGTCTTATGAGGGCGAATTGAATACTAATTCTCACTGCGATAAAAAATGGTCGTAAAAACTATTAAAGTAATCTCAAAAATCATCTTTCTCTTTGAGTTTACTTTTGTGTATCTATTAATATATGAAAAATAAATATACCAAAGAACAAGTAGAAAACGCGGTTTTAGAATCTAAATGTTATTCAGATGTTTTTAGAAATTTAGGACTTAAAATAAATGGTGGTTCTTATCATTGGATTAAAAATTTAATAAAAAAACATGATATAAATATTACTCATTTCTTAACATCAAAAGAATTATTTAAATTAAATCATTTTATTAAAAAAACTAATTTTTTGGGTATACAAAAAATTGAATCTAATCAACGCATCAGAGCTAAAAAACTTAGAAAATTTATGTTAGATAATAATGTTGATTATAAATGTAACATTTGTAATATTTTAGAATGGCTCGGGAAACCTATGACGCTAGATATAGACCACATTGACGAAAATTGTCTAAATAATCAAATTGAAAATCTTCAATTTCTTTGTCCAAATTGTCATAGACAGAAGACTCAATTAAAATTAAATGGTTGCGTTCGCCAGAATCGGACTGGTCCTTTGCCTTATGAGGACAACGTGCGCCATTACACTCCCACGCAATAAATTGGTCGCTTTCACAAGACTTCTTCCTTGTATTTCCAGCCTCATTGCTGGTGTCCTAGAATTTTAGACGATACGGCGATAAATGGTACAGGCGGTGGGACTCGCACCCACGAAAACTCCGCCCCAAACGGAGTGGCATAGCTACTAACCGACGCCTATAAATTTTAAAATGTTAGTCCCATTTATTCTTTGACGAGAAAATAATGGTTCGGTACTCAACTAGCATAAATTGGAAGTCAGTTTCGGTAACGCTCCGAATATACGAGCAGGTTTGCAATCTGCGGGGTTTTCTTACTCCCTCACTGACTATTATAAAATGGCGGACATGACCGGACCTGCCCCGGCTTAATCATCGTTGACAACGATGCGATTCGACTCCTTCATCTTCATATCCATAAATTGGTGCATCCAGAAGGATTTCCACCTTCACGCTACTATTACTTCGCAACAGAGTCTAAATCTGTCATGGCTGGTTGTTTCATCATGGATGCATTTCTTAAAATTAACTTATCAGAATTAAAATATTTTGCAATCGCTTCTGCTGCCTCCAACTCTGTTTCTCCTCTCTTAAAAAATAATGCTTTGCCGTTTTTTCTCACAATGGCTCTCCATTTAGAATTTCCTTTATCAACTTGAACATAAGCATATTGAGACGCCCTAATCACTTTTTCTTTGACTGATTTGGGGTTCGCTTTTTTATAAAAATGAGAAAATGGAGACAAACTTTTATAGTCTATTTGATAATCTTCGCACCAACGGACAATTGCGTTGCCGGTTAAGTTAAAACTTTTCGCTATTTGCGAGAACGACTTTCCCTTTATTAAAGAAATTAATTCATTTTTTGATGGCCTAATTACTTTACGCTTATTTAATCTAGGGGCAGTTCTCCAGAATGGATTAGGAATATATTTTAATTTATCCTCTCTCGTTGGAGCTTTTAAAAATTCCAGATTGTATTTTTCTTTAATCTTCTTGATTCTGTTATGAGATTTCCCATAAAGATTTCTTCCTAATTTTCTTAATACGTCGGTTGCCGAGTAAGATGTTTTAATGGCTTCTACTAAGACCTGTTCGTCAACCGGTTTTGAGATTTTTCTGATTCCAAAGTTGGTTGTTTTTGAATGGCAATTTGGGCATAAAATCTGTAAATTTTCCAAATGATTATTATGATGATTCCCGTCTTTGTGGTGAAGTTCTAGTGGAATATCGTCTCCTAGCCATGATGTATTTGAGCATACTTCGCACTTCCTTTCTTTTATCTGTTCGTCAAAAAGGCGGAACTTTAATGGGTTAGAGTTAATCCTCCTTTTTCCATTAAAATAATCAGAAATTGGATATTTGAATCCAAATATGCCGCCTCTCCTACTAGCTTGCCCTAAAAAATGAGAATCATCTAAATTAAACTTTTTAATTGTGTTGTAGATTTTTTTATAATTCTCCCCTCCGCGTTCATACATCCCCATTGCTTTAAGAATTGCGGCTACTGATTTTAATTGTTTTTGTTGAATTAACTTGACAGCTTCTTGTTCGTTATATTTCATAAGACACTCTTTAAGATATTATACCGCTGATTGTGCTAAAATTACAATATATTTAAAATGGTGCAAAACTCCAGATTTCCACTGGAAAGCCACTAATTTTGAGTTAGCGAGGTATGGTAGTTCCCGTCAGTTTTGCATGGTGTCATTGATAGGACTCGCACCTATACGCTGCTTTGATTTCGCCCAAAGTTCTCAACCTTGGATGTATTCTATTCCATCACAATGACAAATTGGTGGGAGATGCGAAGCTTTTCACTATCGCAGCAATTCGAATTCAACTGGCCAGTTAACATAAGAATTAGAGTGTTATATTACCCCGCGTTTATCTTTCGCCAATCTCCCGTAAATGGTAGTTCGTGCAGGCTGATGTCCTGCGCCTCTTCGCCTATAAAGCAAACGCTCTTAATCGTGTAAGCTAACGAACCATAAAAATTGGTAGGTATTAAAGGATTCTAACCTATATCTTTCACGTTCGAAGCGTGACACTCTATACATTTGAGATAAATACCCATTAAATGTTTCTTAAAATGGTGTCCCAAGAAAGAGTCGAACTTTCATAATCCAATTATGCACAAGACGCTTCGCAAGCGTAGCCATTACTGGGACGTAAAATTTTGAGTTCAATATTTCATTCTCACTAGAGCTAGGGAATCGCACCAATGCCATATTAAACTTGGTAGTCAAGCAGTAGTAGGAAATAATTTTCCAACCGTTTTGACGACCCTAAAACTCGCTGATTTTTTTCAGAAACCGAGGCTAAACCAGTAAAACCTATCCGACTTCACTGTTTTTCTCTGCACTTACTTCTCCGCTTTGCCGCCACGTCCCCGTCCGAATACGACAACTAACTCGCGGCAAAAATGGTCAGGTGGCCGAGTGCCGACCTCGGTTAGTCAGTTTCACGAACTGAGAAATTAGCCGTTATTATACGCACCTGTAAAAATGCTAGGATAAATTTCTCTATCCCGCGTCTAACCGTCGAAACGATTAGAGGAGTAAAATGGTGGTAGTTGAGGAAATTGCATCCCCGTAGGCCGAAGCCAACGCGTTTACAGCGCGTCACAATTGCTACTCTGTCAAACTACCAATTTAAATTTTTTATAAAAATCTGACAATGTAATAGAAGTATTTGCTTTAATTTCATTTATTGGAATAATATATATCTCATCCAAGTCGGTTAAAACAAACAATATATCAACTTTAGTTTTGTCAATATTTTTACACCAATATTTTTTTTTGTTGCCACCCATAGTTCTCATATTAACAACGTAATATCCTTTTTTATTTTTGTGTGCGGTAGTTTTAACCTGTACCTTTTGTAAATTTACGTTCTCAACTATTAAATCATATTCTTGACTATCTGTTAATGGAATAGATACCGTATATCCTTTAGCACAGTAATGGGCAATTGCTTTTCCAAGGCCATGGTCGCCTTGTTTTTTCGAGTTTTTACAATTTTCAAACATACACCTGTATAATACACAGATTATGACGTTTTATCTAAAAAATTTGGTGGAAGTATCGTTCCCTTTACGCCTGATTCTAACAGGAGGATTTTTCATCCTACGATGGTGGACACATGAGGGTATCGCGCCCTTAATTTTAAACTTGCGTGCAAAGCAAGTACAGCACCTTTGTTGTCACATGGCCCAAAATATTTCATCTGCTAATCAGACCGTTTTTCGGTTCAATCTGCAAACGTTAAAATGGCAAGACGTGAACCATCGCAGGCTCGCTAAGTGGTTTGGAATCACTTGTGCTACTCTTACACCAACGTCCTATAAATTAAATTCAGCTAAGTTGCTAGGGACGAGAAGTAGTCCCCGAATACTCTCATGTCGAAGTGACTTTTTGAACTTGGGCGTAGAGCTAACGCCTCCAGAACTCGTTATTTACTTAACTGAAATTTTTAGCTATTACGGGCAAACCCGATTCAGGTACCAACCCTGACATTTTTATAAGGGGAGTTTTCTCCCCCGACTGGATTCTTTTTAGTTTTTATGATTACTCATGACTGAGTAAATTTGGAGTGCTCGATGGGTAACGCTCCCACTTAAACAATCTTGGCAAGATTGCGCCTCACTTGTCGGCCCCGAACACAAAAATTGGGGAGTCTAATTTCTCTGCTATCACAGTCGTAAATCACTGTATAGAATTGCAGTTTGACCCCGAATTACGAAATTAAAGGAGGCGAGTAAACTCAAACACTCCTGAAAAAATTAAGAAGGTTGGGGCGAGCTAAACTCAAACCCCAATCCTTCATCTTAGTGCCTATTTTGTCCCGTATTAAGGGCATATTCAGCTACTATTCGTCTGGCAGCGAGTATTGTCCTCAAAGCCAGCAGTGTGTTAACGCTGTCTCGCGGTCATCGTCCTCCTCAGAAGCTCTATTAGCTACTTTGGGCTGATGCCACTCAGCGGGATTTTTCTAAGTTTAATCTCAACTTCTAAAGTCAATCTAACATATTCATCCAAACTTGTCAACTACTTTCTTCGCCCCGCAACCAGTCTATTTTACTAGACAAACAAAAAACCCGAAAAACTTTCTTTTTTCGGGCGACCCTACCATCTTATCTTTAATCCCAGTCGCCCTTACATCTGTCTATCCCCCATGGCCCATGTATAATTAGTGTGTTGTATTACGGGTGAATTACCTTTAATGGGATATTCACTACGCAAACTAAATTGTTCAGACACTAATTTCATCTTTCTAATCTATTGTACATTAAAAGAATGTTTTTGTGAAGTTATTTTTAAAACTATTTTTACCGCTTCACCAAACCATCTCTTATCTTTTTCTATCATAGAGCAGATTTATCATTTTGTCAAATCTTTTTTTTAACTATTTTCAAACCGTCAATTTGACACTATTTCGTCTCTTAACTTACTTAACTATAAAATATACCTCAAAAAAAGTCAAGAGATTTTTAAAACTTTCTTTATTTAAATTTTATTCAATAATATTAATCCATCATCATATATTTCAAGATAATGGCATTCAGCCTCGGTAAAGCAACCCGTATTGATATATGGGTTGCCTTCTTCCAAGAAAGCCATGTGGGTATGACTACACACAATATAATCATAACCCTTTGATTTAGAATAGGTTTCGGCATTTTTACGGATTTTGTCGCAGCATTGAATGAAACCCTTTGACTGACGTTTTAAAGCACGAGCCAAAGCTTGTTTTTTAGGACTTAAACACTGAATCCAGTGATAAATAGCCGAAGCAATTTCGGTTGTTATTGGAAATTTAGAAATAAAGGTATCAAATTTATGACCGTGTGTTATATGAAATCTGCTGCCCGAAACTTCAAAATCAAAATCATTTTTAAATTTAAATCCTAATAATTCAGATATCATTTTAGCCACTTCCCCGTCGTGATTGCCAGCGATATAGATAATATGAGTGTTTTTACTCATTTTACGGAGTAGTGATAGGATTTCCCAGTCTTTCTTTTTTAGACGCTTTGTATTATTAACATCAATTAAATCACCGTTTATAATGAGCGTTTCCGTCTTAATTGTCTTAAGAAGATGGATAATTTTGTCGCGCTGACAGACTTCCGAGCCGATATGGAAATCGCTTACAATGGTATATTTTGTGGGCATACCACTAATTACACTATTCTGGTTTAGGATTTTTCCTAATTGAGAAATACTCCGGTTGTTTCTTCTTGCTTCGCGGCAAACCCCTCATTTTACGGCATTTGGCATGACCTCCATTACAAATTCCTCCGAATTTGCCACAAATAATAAGAGGATTTCCATTCCATTCTCCGCTTTTAATTAAAAGAAAACCTTCTTTATTTGGAAATGCGGGTAATAATTCAGGGAATTCTTCAAAAGAAAAGAACCTAGTATTATTTGTTAGTCCATCTTTGCCGCACTGAATGAATTGAGTTCTAAATGGTATTGGTTCCATATATAACTAATTATGCATAATATTTTAGAAAATGTCAAGATTATTCTTTTGCCAAAATATGAGAAGCTATATTCCTAAGAAGTTGACATTTGAGACAATTTTTACCATTGGTGCATTTTTCATTATAAATTTGAGAAAGAAATATCCAGTTTTCGTGAGAGTGATTGAGAAAGTACTTCTTCATGGCCATCCGTAAATTTTCAGAACAGTCAAAAGTTTTATCAATCCCATCTAATAAGCCGCTATTATTCATTGTTCGCTAAGTACCTTTAAAGCACCCACATAACCAAATCTTCCAGTTTTACAAGCGACAGTAGAAACCTTATATTTTTTACCACGAGAATCAACTATGGTGTAAGTATCTTCAGAGTCCCTTCCATCCTTTACACATAAATCCCAATTTTGGATTACTCGATTTCTATCTTCTTCCGCTATGAAGTTTTTCCACCCATGACCCAAAATAGAATTTAAGTCTCTTTTAATTAAATTTAAATAAGCTGGATTAGCCCAAACACATTTACCATCATTATCACTTTCAAAAATTGGAGTTTCCCTATTGTCGAATATCCATTTCTGCCTAGTAGAAATTTTCTCTGTTAATTCTGTATTTCTGGCTAGTTCCCATTGGATTTTGTTTATTTGGTCTTTTAAAGAAGAACCGTGATTAGGAAGGAACTCTTTGGAAATTGTGTCAATTTTTTCTAATGAGTCTTCTAGGTATAAGTATTTATTTTTAATGAATTTAGCTATTTTTTTGCTAATACTCCAAATAAAAGCTAAAATTGCTCCAATTCCAGTTATTATAAATACCCAATTATATATTTCGGTAGAAGATTCCTTTCCTAAAAGGGAGGGAAATTGATTGTTTACAACATGAGAGAGGACGTTAGTAGCAATATCGGGTATTATCATCCATGAATATTACACGAAAATATTAATATTAAGAAGATAAAGATATAAAAATAGGTAAACTACTAATACTTATCAATTCCGCCGCCGTTTTAAGGGCACCAAGAGTAGCAGTAGAGGCATCATCAATAGCGTAACCATTACCTAAATTTGGTGCGATTCTATTATATTTACTTTTTAAAATTTTGGAAGCCTTATAGACTTCAGAGGATTCACCAGCGGAAAATACGATTTTGATGGTATTAAGACCAGCCACAGCAATACTAGGATTAATCATAGAACTAGCCGAAACATCCCAATTAGTGTCTCCAGCGCCAATAGATAACATGTTTAAATCAGATATAGGAACAAAATCTAAGGCTTCCGAAATAACTAATACATCTGGGGCATTGTCGCCTATATTACCACCATCCATTAGTACCATGTTGTTATATTGATAAGCCGGAAAATACGTCTGGGCTGCACTACTTGACCGGCACACTTCCCATAATTTAATGGGGCTATCATTTCCTATAATAACCCAATCTTTGTTCTCAGAAGACTTCTCATAAGACTTAAAGTAAACCGGCCTATCGGTAGCCCAATCATAAGAAGTTATTAGTAACTTTGTTTTGCAGTCTGCTAACGTTGCATCCTTTAGTCTGGATTGAAGAGCGGCTTCTAATGACACGGCGGAATACTTAGCCCCCCAAAGTTCTTCTATATCATTTAGGATGTTTCCTTTAAAAATATTAGGAGCATCTGTTGTAAAAAATGTTTGAATATCCGAAGAAGGTATTCCTATTGACAAACACGCTCCAATTATGCTACCAATCGAAGTTCCACCGATTATATCAAAAAGAGAGTAGCATGGTTTTTTGGCGATATTCTCTAAATTGGCAAGGATAATGGTTTCTCCATAGCCCAAAATTCCACCACCTTGAATTGCAAGAGCGTTCATAAATATATGATATATTACACATATTTAAAAAAAACCCCGATTCAAATTAATGAATCGGGTGCCCTTCTCGTGCTCTACCTCTTGTAAGGTCTAGATAAATTTAAGGCTTCTTGAGTGTCGCAAGACCAGAGAGGGTCAAACCCTGTTGAATACCGTTTGCGACTGCCCCAGCGACCTGTTGAACTGCAACGAGTTGGGCGGGAGTATTTGTGCTGGTATTAGCAGCAATCAAAGAATCTCCAAGTTGGATAGCGTTTGCAATCGAATCGGCTATAACAATATTCGTTACTCCGGCAGATTGTAGACCGACCTCAATAGTAGAGATTGTAACTGCATTCGTTCCGGTAGCTAGCGTCTGCAACGCCTGTTCTGCCCCTACGAAATATACAGCATTTGCTGGTTTACTCTGGATGGCGAGTTCTGTGCCTGTTGAAGCGGCCAATGTAATGGCAGCAAGTTCAGTCGCATTATTGGACGATGATGTGGTTGAGCAACCAACGAAAGCAAAAGCTGTCATGGCTACAATAGATACTGATACAATTAATTTCTTCATATAACCTATATTAAACGATACTTCTTTTTTTGTCAAGTGTTTTCGTAAGATATTTAGAATGAAAACAACTTTACTTCAAATTTAATCGTTGTACTGTTTATATCCGACTTTGTATTAATACTTTGTAAGAATGAAAGATTAGGACGAAAATGATAATTTTTGATTTTAATATCGGCATCAATACCTAAACCAAAATCAAGCCCCTGCGAACCATATAGAAAATCCTGCTCGGCTCCTGTTTCAAAAGTAAAGGCGAATTTATTTAAATATTTATTGTCGGCAAAGGGGAGAATACGATAGTCCGCTAAAGTGGAAATATATGTAATGGGATACCTGTCGCTATAATCTCGATTTCCTAATAAAAGAGTAGTTCCAATTGTTTGGGACGCAAAATAAGAAATCTCACCTTCATATCCATAAGTAGAACCTTTAATACCTTTAGAAAATAGAGAACCAGATGAAATAGTAGGTGCAACAGCAAGAGTAAAATCTCCAGCTTTATACATACTATTTGTGTTTAGTGTTAAAACAGAACTTTGCCCCAACACCCCAAACGACGTTAAAAACAAAACCAACAAAATAACAATAAGATTTTTCATTATTTTTTTGATGTGGCAATGGCGTGTCCAAAATAATAGGAAACTACGGAAATCGTAATATTACTAAAAGTTTCACTTGGAACAACTTTAATAAATTCAAGAGCGCATAAGGTAACTACAAGCAAAATCGTAATAATACCCCTTAAAGAAACTCCCTTGATTTGTGACCCTTCGTTCGTGGGTTGCGATGCAACCGTCAAAGTCTCTGTTTTTATTTCGGGTGAAGGTGAAGCGTTATCTGTCATATAATGTATTATACACTCATTTAAACTAAAATATCTCTTAATGTTTGTGTAATATATGATATGAAGACTCTAAATCAGTACGACAAACAAATCGACCTATTTGACGGAGAGCAGCCAGATTCTTGGAGACGCAATTATTGGAAAGAGAAGTTGAAAAATCCTGACGTAGTTCAGAAAATTTCCGAAGAAATTAACTCGGCTAGTACTACAGCCCCAACAAAACAAGAAAAACAAGATGATTTTTTCTATGCTGGCTCTACCGTTGAAACGGTCTTGAAACCCCGCAATTTACATGAGGAGAGTAAAGATTTTTTTAAAGCCCAACTTGACCTAACTAAAGACGGATTACCTAAGGAAACCATGGGCCAAAATGGCACAACGGTTGATAGTGACCGTGTCCGATTGGATTTGTTCGACCAACAGTGGCACCGAAATAGTGATTTTGCCGCAAAAGCCACATTAAAAGATGGTAAGATGACCATGACTCCTACAGAAGCGTTTATTGAAGTCTACCCTCATGGTAAACAAACACCTGTTAGCGCAGCCCAGAAGCCTACATCGAGCATTACAGACGGCATTCCAGCCAATCACAAGGGCGGCGTTCGTGGAGACGATGGCGGCGTTGTAGATTCTATTCAACTTGAGGAGAAGAGTGGTGCTAGTGTACCAATAGGAGACAGATTTTTACCCGCTCCTACTCAAGACGGAAAACTTCCTTTGCCCGCTAATCCTCAAATTTCTAGTGGAAACCTTCAAGCGAAAGCTTGGGATGGGCAGAAATATGACGACGGAGGCTTTCAAGGCGGATTGGGTACTAACTTGGGCGATTTACTCCAAAAATACATCCAAGATAAAGGTTTGAATTTTAAACAGGAAAAGTAATCTAAATAGGTGTAATAATCAAATATGAGCTTAATAGATGTGTCATCCGCAATTGCAGCAACAAAAGAAAAACAAGTATTAAATAAGCCTTTTAAAACGCCAAAAGGCAAAGCCGCTTACGCCGTATATGTTAAAAACGACAAAGACGCGATTATCCGTGTAGATTTCGATGCTTGTCAAGCGAGCGACCCTACAAACCTCGGTCCACTTTGGACTTCAGAACATTGGGGGTCTCAAGTTAATACTGCAAAAGCAGAAGATAATACTAACACCGCAACACAAACTGTAGACCAACTTTCCAATTTTTATTACGAAGGCAATTATAAGACGAAGGACGAACAGTGGGATGGTTACAGTTTTTATAGCCAACAGGCTCTTATTGATGCAATGCCAAAACTAAAACTTGCTCCGTCAGTTTATACTTTAAACATTCCTACCGCCAAGGAAACAAAGATTGGTTCAGATACTCTCTATAATTCCGAAGTAAAAACTCAATTGGATAAAGCCGCCCAAAAGGTCAAAGACCCAGTGAGCGGCAATATTTAATTAACGCGGTGGTTTGCAAAATCTACTAGGAAATGCGTTTGGAATAGATACTTTTACTTCCTTTGTTACAGGAACGCCCTTCTTAATCAAGCCATCCCGATAATCGTAGAAAATCTCAAATGTCAAGATAAATTTTTATTTAGAATTTGAAACCACAAATTTATAAATAGTAGGAGTGTCTAAAATTTGGGCAAGAGTTAACCAATCAGTTACTGGATTTTCTTTTTCAATGGGATAATCTGTCATAACAACACAAACATTTTCGGGTTCCATTTCGTGGCGGGCTGTAGTTTCGGGGAAAGGAACAATAAATCCTGAATATGGCCATTGATTTACTGGCCTCATACCATCATCAAATTCCTTCCAAAATTCAACATCCTCTTCGTAACACCAGAAACATTCCGAACCGGCAATAAGTTTACCCTCTATTCGGCTCAATAAATTCTCATTTTTAAAAATTAAATCTCCTGCCTTATCGTATTCTTTGGCTAAATTAGCTAAATAATGTTTCATATGAACCGAATTGGTTTCAAATCACCCTTTAAATACAGGGGATGACTAGGACTTCCATCACCGTTAATTTTAAGACAGTGAAGTTTTACTCCGATATTATTTAATAATTGTTTGATATTAATATCTTGATTGTGGTGTTTTCCATGTTTTCCCCAACCCGCTACTACGACGGATGCTTCACTAGCACACTGTAATATATAATGCTGATTATGAACTCCCACTGGATTAGGAACCGCTTTCATATTTTCAGGAGACGTGTCACGCCACGCGAACAAATTCGTCATACAAAAACCACCGTAACCCCAAGCCTTTGAATAGGCTATACATCTGCGAATAGTAGGGTCATCAATGGATTCATCGGCGGTCGAAGGATTGAGTCCTATAAAATTCACATAAAGACTGTTATTATCCCATTTTCTCCAAAGACTATACCTATAAAGTCTATCTGGACTAAAAGTTGTTTCACGATTGGTCATCAGCAAGTAATTACAATGTTACTAGCATCAATTCCAGCATAACATGGAGATAAGCCCGTAAAAGAACAGACGATAAATACTAACTGGCCACAATAACGCAATTTGAAGGTAAACCCAAAATGGAATA